CTAGTAGAGCCCCCCAGCTCCCGTGGGCCGCCGGATCCGGGCAGAAGAGGTTCCAGCGCGAACGGGGCGATCGGTCGCCAGGCGTTGCGCTGCGATTTGGCTGAGTTCAGCTTCCATCGCAGCGCGAGCGGCGGCCGCACGCCGGCCGACGCGCTCAATCACCATGCGCGCGAGGGCCGCAGACCGTGTTCGGTGTGGCTCGTTGCTTGCGAAGGCGAATACCTCACGCACGTCCTCGAAAGTTACGTCGTCCCGGGCCGCTTCAGCGGATCCGGCGATGCGCTGCATCGAGGTGCAGCAGTCGATGCAGACTGTCTGCGGCTCGGCGCCACCCGGCCGAACTACGCGCGGCTGCAGGGTCAGCGTGCGCTTGTTGTTGCGACGGATTGCTGCGCGGATGCTGCGCGAACAGCAGGGGCAGGACCAGCCCCGACCGAGCTCCTTAGATATGTAATCGTTAGCGAGGAATTCCTCTGCCCCTTTGTCCATCACAAAGCCTGTCCGCTTCGCTCGCTTCTCGATCCAAGCGTCAGGGTCGACAGTCTGACCCTGGCTCGTCGCGGATAGTTGGTCGAAGGAGAAATTTGGCCCGTGCTCGAGGCCGAATTCGAGCAGTGTCATTTGATAGCTCTCGTTAACTGCGTTGGCGTCCGGCGCCGGCGGCTCAGCGCTTCGCCAATGGATCCCCTCCCTCACCAGCCGGACCTGCGTGTCGACCTCCCCCTTGCGAAACGCCATGACTTCAAGATTCCGGCGACGCTCGAAGACTTCCATCACCGCCGCCTCGCTAATCTGGTGGTGCGCGTTGGGCACCGGGCGAATGAAGGTTCTGATCTCGTCCACGGCGAAGCTGAAGTATTCGCGGAACTCCCTATCGAGCTTCACGCGCCGCCAAAGCAACATCTTGGCTTGGCTCTCTGCGAAGTTACAGGCCTCGCAGACAATAGTCCGGTCAAAGGATGTGACGCCGAAGGCTAGTCGCCGCTGCACCTCAGTGGCGGCTGGGAAGTCCCGTGCCCAGTTCGGCCCCAGGACCGCATGGAAGGCATGGTTCACGTAGGGTACGAAATGGTCGTGGTGCTCCACCGCATGCGCGATGGCGACCCGCCCCTTGTCGGGCACGTCTTTGTCGATTGGTGCAGTGAAGATCGTTGCGTCTTTCGAGCGCCGGCAGCAGGGGCACACCCAGCCCTGCGGCAGGGAGGCCCAGAGAATATTCAACTGGAGGCCGACGACGTTTAGCGGCGGACAGCCCTGATGGTAGTTGGCGACCAAATGCCATCGACGAACTCAGAGAGCCGACCCGTTGCGTGAGTCGGCCTACGCTCCTCGACGATCTCGGCAACCCTGGCCTGACGGGCCTTCAATGCCGCGACAAGGTCCTCGGTCGTAGAAGCAAGGAAACGCACGCCGGCGTGTTGAGCGAGAGATTCCGTCATTGGGGGCCTGAGGGGGGCAACAGCCCTCAAGGACGTGACGAGCCTCAGCTGCTGTCAACACATTCCTTCAAGCCACTCCCGCGACATTATCCCTGGAAGCTGATCAATCGTTCTACCCAGGCGCGGCCGGGGGGGGGGGGGAGCGGAACTGCTCCCGCGCGCTGGAGGCAAGTGACGCACTTGCTTCGCAGGCCGACACCTGGGCGCTCGATCCGCTCCGCGCAAATGTGTCATTCTGGCGCGCAATCGATTCGGAGGTTCTGGCGCCGCATGTCCGCTTCCGCCCTACCGGCCTTTGTAGAGGGCACACAAAGTGAACGCCCGCTTGTCCAGCTGAGTGATCGGCGCACCGAAGAGTTGGTAATCGGATTCGTCGGCGCAGTAGGTTCGGGCGTTTCGAAATCGGCCGGACTTATGGCCGAAATTATGCGGACTGAGTATGGATATACCATTCACCCAATCCGGGTTAGCGAGATAATTCGTGAAGCCGCTCCCTCGGTTGGCATTTCCGTGCCGCCCAAGGACGTCACCCTACACGAGCGCATCAGGGGATTACAAAAGGCTGGAAATCTACTTAGAGATTCTCTTTCAAGTTCGTATTTGTCAGAAAAGTGCGTTGAAAAGATAGCGGTCGATCGGAAGATCAATTCTGGATATGCCGACGCGGGAGTGGGGGCAGATCCAATTCCAGTCGGTAGGCGTCGGGTGCACATCATCGACTCACTTAAGCACCCGAGCGAAGTCGATCTTCTTCGCGACGTTTATGGCGATACATTCTGGCTTATTGGGGTTTTTGCGCCAGAGTCTGTTCGGGTTTCGCGCCTGAAGGGGTTGGGCCACGCAGCTGCGGAGCTGAGCAAGACTATTGAAGATGACGAGTCGGATGGCCTGCCTCACGGGCAAAAAGTAAGAGACACTGCATATCAAGCCGATTTCTTTGTAAGAAACGATAGTGAAAACGATGTGGGGCTACGAAAAACCCTCGGAAGATTCCTGAAAATATTGTTTAATATTGGAGTCAACACCCCAACTCGAGACGAAACGGCGATGGATAAGGCCACCGCTCAAGCATCCAATTCTGCTTGCATGTCACGTCAGGTTGGCGCCGCGATTTACAGTGAAGCTGGAGAGCTGATTGGGATTGGCGCGAATGACGTTCCTAAAGCGAAGGGCGGACTATATTGTACTGAAGATGACGAGCATGACCACCGCTGCTTCAAGTGGCGCGACGGCGTTTGTCACAATGATCAGCGAAAACAGTCTTTGTATCGCGCGATTCACCAAGAACTTAAGAAGTCCAACCTCCTGACCGCCATGGCAGACGAAGAGAATATAACAAAGGCCCTTAAGAAAACTGATGTCAAAAACCTCATTGAGTATTCAAGAGCGGTTCACGCTGAGATGGAGGCCATTCTTTCGGTTGCGAGGGCTGGGAAATCCGGTTTGGTAGGATCCGTCCTTTATTCAACCACTTTTCCATGTCATAGCTGCGCACGTCATGCCGTGGCGAGCGGGATTAGCCGTGTCGTTTATATTGAGCCGTACGCAAAAAGTTTGGCAACGGATTTACATGGCGATTCTGTATCCGTATCTGAGGCGGATTTGGGAAAGAAGCTAGTTTTTCTACAGTATGAGGGGGTGGCGCCCAAGAACATGATTCGCCTCTTTAAACATGGACACGAGCGGAAAGCGGATGGCCGGGCGGTCGTATGCAACCAAGCGACTGCGACACCTGTTTTCCCGGCACCTCTCGATGGCTTCAGCACACGCGAGAAGCTGATCCTCGACAAGGTGAGAACGAGCGAGCAGAAAGGCTCGCAGCGTCTGGCTCAGGTGGGAGGTTAAAGGTGGCAAAGCGTACGCGGCTGTCGTCTCAGACGTCGTTGCTGCTTCCAGTGGCTGGTCGACGGTCACCGTCGCCGCCCTCTTCAGTCCAGTCTGCTGGAGAGAGAATCGAGCCTGCAGCCACCGAGAGCACAGTATCGTCGGATCGTTTTCGGGAAGTCCGTGATGCGTTGATCGAGGAACTTGCCCGCACCGGCATACACCGCGTCGCGCGACGGATAAGTTGACACAGTCGGAGTGGAGTGCCAGCCCATAGTCTGGCGAGGCGGGGCCGGCATTAATTTATGCGTTTCGCCGCTTTATAACTTGGACTGATAGCGGCGCCGCGGCGAGGTCCACCGTCGACGCGCTGACGTTGCGCGCCGTCACGCGGACGTTGTTGTTCGACCACACATGGCAGTCGAGCACGAATGCGATGCTGCTGGTGTCGAGCGAGGCGTCCGCAAAGTCGCCCCGTCGCGCGCCCGGCACCGTCACGTCGACGTTGGCTGTTGCACCGGGCCCGAGGCTCGGCAGGTCCCAGCTCGTCTCCAGCGCCAGCGTCCGCGTCCCTGCCGGCACCGAGGGGCAGCCGTAGAGGATCGCCGGCGCATCCTCCGGCAGGCCATAGAGCCGCAGCGCCTCGAGCTCGATCTGCCCGTCGAAGCCGATGATGCCTATCTGCGCGAAGGCGACCCCCGCGCCGAGCCGCACGGTCTGCCGCCGGTTCAGCGAACTGTCCTGCATCACCGCACCGGCCTGCCAGCTCTTCGACGCGGTGTCCCACTGCATGGTGGTGCCGGAGGCCAGCACGTCCTGAGGCTGGTTCTCCCGTACGGTGCCCGCGCCGTCGAAGCACCGCACACAAAGCCGCCCGCCATCGGCGCCGCCGGCCAGCCAGTGCGCCAGGGCGAACTCCTTCGCGTGCGTGGTCTGCACCACGAAGGCGACGCCCCGGTTCGCGTTCAGCAGCAGCCCCCGCCCGGTCGCGGCGATGCCGTCCAGCCCGTTCCAGGACAGCGCCGCCATAGTGGTCTCGGTGGTGGTGGAGGTCGCGATGATGCTGGCCCCCTCCACGCCGATCTCGGTGCTGCTGTGCCGGAAGGCGGCGGCGCGCAGGTTCGGGATGTTGGCCAGCAGCCGGGTCAGCCGCGACGCCGGCGCGCGGTGGCGGTTGAACACCGCATTGCCGGCGCGGGTCGCCGTCGCGGTGTAGTCGATGCCGATGGCGTAGGTCTGCGCCCAGGCCACCTCGTATTCGCAGTCGGTCGCCGCGCCAGTGTGCCGCGCCGCGAGAGGCGAGCAGGCCTCCATGCGCATCCCCCGCGCGATGATCGCGGTGCCGCTGGTCTCGTTCAGGAAGGGGATGGCGACGTTCGGGTCGAGCTGGCGGAGCTCGAAGTTCGGCCCGTCGAAGATGTGCCGGTTGTGGTTGTTGTAGGCCCCCGCCTGGCGCGAGAAGCGCACCCCGAAGCGGTCGATGGTCGGGTTGATCCCGGTCGCGCAGGCGAAGTGGCCGCCGAAGTAGCGGATCGAGGTGTTCCAGGCCGTCGCCGTGGCGCAGTGCGCGTCGAGCCCGTAGCGGTTGTTGAGGATGCGCCCGAGGATCAGCGTGGTGTCCTCGAAGCCGCGGCCGTCGCCGAGGGTGCGCAGCCCGATCGTGAAGCCCGAGACCAGGCGGAGGTCGAGCAGCGAGGAGTCCAGGTTGCGGGCGACGATGCCGATGTCGGCCTCGCTGGCCCAGTCGGACTGCATCTGCCGCGTGACCTGCAGGTTGAGGTAGAGCTTCTCGCCGTTGCGCGTGGTGCCGCCATCGCCCAGCGTCAGCACGTTCGCCGGCGCGTTGGCCGCGCCGGTGTACTGGATCACGCCCTGCATGATCAGACCGCGGGCACCGCCGCCCAGCGTGACGCCGGCGTCGACGTTCCAGGTGCCGGGCGGGACGACGGCGAACTTCCCATCCGCCGCGGCGCGGTCGAAGCAGGCCTGGATGGCGGTGCGGTCGTTGGCGGCGCCGTCGCCGAGGCCGCCGAAGTCGCGCGGCAACACCGCCTCGCGGTCGCGGAGGTACTTCGCCAGGTCGGTCTTGGAGATGTTCTGGCCGAGGACCATCAGGTCGTCGATGCGCGCCGGCATGGCTGCCTCCGATCAGAGGGCGGTGGCGGAGACGGGCCCGGCCAGGGCCGAGACGTTTCCCTCGGCGGAGACGGCGCGGAGCCAGTACCAGCGGGTCTGGCCGGCGGTGAGGCCGGTGCGGTCCCAGGGCAGCGCGGTCGGCTCGGTGGCCAGCTTCACGGCAGCGGACAGGCTGGCGCTGGTCGCCTCGAAGACCTGCAGCCGCACCGCGTCGGCCGGGAAGCCGCCCGAGAGGCGCACGCCGCCGGTGATGCCGAGCGCGGCCGGTGCCGTGACGGCGCCGGGGATGGCCGCCTCCCGCCAGCCCGACACGGCCCCGCTGCGGGCCACGGTGCGCACCCGGAAGGCGGTCGGCTCCGCGGTCGGGACGGACGCCGCGGTGGCGCCCAGGGCGCCGCCGTAGCCCTGCCAGATGGCGACGGAGGCCGGGCGGAACTCGAGCTCGTAGCCGGCGAGATAGGCACTGCCGACCGCTGACCAGGAGACGCCGAGGGCGGCGAAGGTGCTGCCGATTGGCGCCTCGACGGTGATGCTCGCCGGCGCCGCGATGACGCCGAGGTTCGGCAGCACCACCGAGGGGCTGTCGCCGGCGGCGCGCTCGTCCACCGCCGGGTTCCAGTCCCACACCGCCGGGTCCTCCTCGGAGAGGGTGAGGTCCACCCCGCCATCCGGGGACAGCCGCCAGCCCGCCACCCGCGCCGGGAAGGGCCCGACCCGGTCGAGGGCGACCGTCACCCCCTCCCAGGGCCGCAGCCGCAGCGCCGAGAGGTTGGCCGGGAAGGCCACTTCGCGCTGGCGGCGGACGCGCTCGAGCTCGGCCTTCATCAGCCGCTGGACGGTGCTGACCGAGGTGGTCAGCGGGAACTCCATGTCCCGGTAGATCTGCTCGCCGCCGTCCTCGGCGACGTAGTTCGAGGCGAGCAGTGGCGGAGCGTCGGTCGGCTGCCAGTTCTTTGCGGGATCGACGTAGACGGCCCGCACGCCGTTGAAGAGATCCCGCCGCGGCCGGCTGCCCTGGATCGTCACGTCCCCGCGCAGGTCGTCCGAGGTGAGCGTCGCCGCGGGGAGCGCCGGCCCGCCAGCATGGATGAAGAACCGTCCGCCCGAGACCACCAGCGCGCCGGACATGGCGGCGACGAGCTTGCGGGTGATGGCGATCTTGCCCTCGCCGAGCGAGACGCGCCCGTTGACCGTGTAGCGGCACTCGGTGACGCCGGCCCGGGTGCCGATCAGCTCGTCGCAGATGTTGGCCGCGGCGATGAGGGCGGGGATGTCGATGTCGTCCCAGGACGCCTTCCAGCCGAAGGGCGCGGTCAGGTACCAGGCGAGGCAGAGGGCCGGGTTGTCGGACCAGCCCGTCGCCCCGGTGCGCGGGTCGAGGATCGTGTCGGCGCCCTCGACCAAAGCGGCGATGTTCGGCGGCCCGGAGGGGAAGGCCTCGGCGGTGATCTTGAGGCGGACGGCGACATAGGCGCGGCCGCGGCCGCGATGGTCGGCGGTCCACTTGCCGCCGGTCTCGGCAATCAGGTTGGCGTTCGCCGCCTGGTCGGGATCGCCGAGGTGGCGATCGATGCGCACCAGGCCGGCGAACTTCGCGTCGGTCGCGAGCGTGTCGCCGAGCCAGACGTCGCCGATGGCACGGACGCCGTGGGCCGCGAGCACGACGACGGCGTAGAACCAGCCATCGGCGCGGCCGGCATCGTCGGTGGCAGAGTGGATGAAGACGATCGGGCCGCCGACCTTGCAACGGCCGAAGACGATCTGGTGCTCGGTGATCGGCTGGCGGAAGGACTGCGTGCGGCCGGCGCCGGGCGCGGTGGGATCGTCGCCGGGGCGGAGCGCGGCGGAGGACGTCGGCGCGGTCGGCCGCTTGGCGGGGAAGACCGAGGCGCCGATGGTGGAGACGACGAAGGCGGCGCCGGCGCCGACGATCGCGCCGATGATGCCGCCGCCGACCGCGGCCGAGGCGACGCCGCCGGCGACGACGGCGATGAGGGGAACGGCGGCGGGCATCTCAGCCGATCCTCCAGGCGATGGTGCAGACGGTGACCGGCGCGCGCAGCAGCCCGCGCGGGCCGACGAAGGCGACGCGCCCGGCGTCCAGCACCACGCCCAGGCGGTCGGGATCGGGCGCGAGCACGATGTCGCCCATGCGGGCCAGCAGCGGCGGCATGCGGGGGAAGCCGGCGCTGTCCGCCGTGGTCACCAGGTCGGGCATGACGCGCACCTGTGGCCGACTGCCGGTGACCGCCTCCACCGCAGCCAGCGCGAAGCGGCCGCAGTTCCAGCGATGGGCGTCGAAGGGGCGCGTCTCCACCGCTGACAGCAGCGCTGCCAGCCGCACCGCCCAGTCCGGCCGCCGCGTCACCGCGCCGGCAGCCGGATCTCCGCCTCCTGCAGGGCGGGAACGTACTCAAAGAAGCGGTCGCCCGGGTATTCGGCCTGCTGGTCGGCGTCGGTGTAGCGGCGCACCTCGGCGCGCTCGAGATCGACAAGGCGGCTCTCGCAGGTCAGCGCGACGCGCGGTTCGGCCCCGTCGGTCACCTCCATCGTGTCCATCAGCCCCGCCCAGAGCGGGAACGGGTCCGCAACGAAGGCGCCCTCGGCGTCCAGCAGCGCGCCCCAGAGCCGCGCGGGCCGCAGCCGGAAGCTCCGCTCGGCCAGCGCGATGTCCACCACCTCCTGTGGCGCGGGCGACAGTGCCAGCGTCAGCCGCACGGCGCGTAGTTCGACCGTCTCCTCGACCTCGCCCACCGCCCCGATCGAGCCGACGCCCTCGAACACCTTCCCCGCCCAGTTCAGCTGACCAAGGCCGGTCCAGGCGCGAAAGGGACCCGAGGCGAAGTCGAGCTCGACCAGCACGACGGGAGCCGCGACCGGCGAAGTGGCGGAGGCGGCGGCATGCAGCGACAGCCGGGGCGTGCCGTGAACATCCGACATCAGAGTGCTTCCTCGAGGCGGATGGTGATCGCGGTGAAGCGGCCCGGCCGCGTCGGGTTGGCGGCCTCGTCGTCGGAGACCAGGCGCATGGCGACGGTCGGCCTGGTCAGCACCAGCGGCTGGTTGATCAGCAGCGCCTCGCGCAGCGGTGGCGCGAGCGAGATGGTAGCGGTGCCGGCGCCGGACGCGGTGATCGTCTCGGTGGCGATGTAGAGCCGCCCGGCCAGTCCGATCAGGTCGCCGCCGCCGACCGCCACGCCGTTCGGCCACCAGCCCCCGGTCTGGATGGCGAGCGCCCCGCGCGGCGCGCCAGCCGCCAGCGCCGGGTTGCCGGAGCCGACCACGAAGCCGGTGCCGTCCGTGAAGATGGTGGCGTCCGAGTACGAGAACGGCCCGCTCGGCACGTCGCCCTGCACCCGCGGATCGCCGGTGCGGAACTCCCGCCGCCAGTCCCAGATGCGGACCGTGTTCACCGAGCCGGCCAGCGCCGCTAGCAGCCCTTCGAGGAGGCCTGCGCGCACGCGGTCGAGCGGGTCGAAGGTCGCCTGCGCGACCCAGCGCGCGCCCTCGCGCCGCAGCACCTGCGTGGCGCGGGTGACCGGCGAGACGAAGCGCGTGGTGTTGTGCTGCAGGTAGAAGGTCAGCCGCGTCGGGCGCAGCGCCTCGGGCCAGGCGTATTCCACCATGGCGGTCATCCCCGCACCGTCTCGTAGGCGCTGCCGCCGCGGCGGATTGCATCGAGCGTCATGGCCGAGGCCTGGCGCGCGATCTGCCCGGCGAGCAGCCGCAGCCGCGCCTCGACGCTGGCATCGGCACCCCGCGCGTCGATGTTGATGGTCTGCTGGATGACCGGGCCGCCGGGCGCCGTGCCGTTCGGCAGCACCGTCCCGCCGCGGTCCGGGACGAACCATTCGGGGCCGCGCTCGCCGACGATGTAGGGCTGGCCGGCCGAGACCGGCCCGCCCTCGGCCCGGAACAGCCCGCCGAGCCAGGAGCCAATGCCGTCGAACCAGCTGCCGGCACCGAGGCTGGTGAGACCGGCCGAGACGGCGTTGCCCAGCGGCTCGGTGATGGTGCGCCGCGCGATGATGCGGGTGATGTCCTGCAGCAGGCCCTGCATGACCTTCGACAGCTTGTCGCCGCGCACGATCGCGTCCTCGAAGGCGGAGGAGAACGCAAAGCCGAGCTCCCTGGCGGCCTCGCGCGTGCCCTCGGTGCTGCGCTGCAGGCGGCGTTCGGCCTCCTCCAGATCCTCCAGCGCGCGCTGCGCCTCCCGCCCGATCGTCTCGTCCGGGATCGGCCGGCCGGCGCGCTCGGCGCGCTGCACCAGGTCGGACAGCCGCTCCAGCCGGCGCTGGTAGCGCTCGTAGGCGGTCTCGTTGTCCTGGATCAGCCGCTCGCGCTCGCGCAGCAGGTCGTTCAGCTGCCGCTCGGCCTCTCGGGCTTCCCGTGCACCTTCGTTGCTGGCGCGGCGGACGGCGGCGACGCGCGGCTCCAACCGGCGCAGTGCCTCGTCGCGCTCCTGCAGCGCCAGCGTCTCGAGGCGGGTGCGCTCGGCGGCGGTGACCGCGCCGGCCGCCTCCGCCTCGCGCAGGCGGCGGACGCGCTCCTCGTATTCCCGGTTGATCCGGAAGCGGTCGTCGAGGTCGCGGGTGAGCTCCTGGACCTCCTGCGTCGCGCGGCGCCGGCGGGCGTCGGCCGCGGCCTGGCCGGCGCGCTCCTGCTCCTCCAGGCGGCGGTTCAGCGACTCCCGCTCTGCGGTGTCGATCTCGGCGAGGGTGGCGAAGTAGTCGCGGCGCAGCTCCTCCAGCCGTGCCCGGCTGTCGACGCCGGCCTGCTGCTCGGCGGTGCCGACCAGGCCAGGGCGGATGCTGCCGCGGCGGACAGGGGCGCGCAGGCTGTCGCGGCCGTCGCCCTCGCTCTCCAGCCGGCCGATCTGCGCCGACAGCGCCTCGGCCTGGTGGCGCAGGCCGGCGAGGCGCTCCTCCTCGCTGCGCAGGCCAGCACCCTGGCGGACGCTGTCCACCGCGCGTGCCGCGGTCGAGAGCGCCCGGGCCAGCGCGTTGGACAGGCCGATGGCGCGGTCGAGCTGGCCCAGAAAATTCTCGGTCGCCGCCGTCAGCTGGCCGAAGGCGCGGCCGAGAGAGAGCGGCGCGCGGTCGAGCTCGGCGCCGAGGCGTTCGGCGGCGCGCAGCAGCGCGGGGAAGACCCGCTCGGCGGTGAGCTTGCCCTCGGAGCCGAGCTTGCGCAGCTCGCCGATGGAGACGCCGAGCTCGCGGGCCAGGCCCTCGGCCAGCAGCGGCATGGCCTCGAGGATGGAGCGGAGCTCGTCGCCCTGCAGGACGCCGGAGGCCAGCGCCTGGGCGAGCTGGAGGGTGGCGCTGGAGATCTCGCCCGTCGAGGCGCCGGAGACGATGGCGACGCGCTGCAGCCCGCCGACGAGGCGCACGACCTGGTCGGAGGTGGCGCCGATCTCGCGCGCGGCGATGGAGAAGCGCTGGAAGGCGTCGACGCTCTCCGAGACCGCGACGCCGGTCTGGAGCGCGTTGCGATACAGCGCCTCGTAGACCTGGCCGGCGCGCTGGACCGAGCCGGTGGCGTTCTGCAGGCGCGAGAGGCCCTGGGTGAGCGCGTCGCCGGCCTGGACCAGGGCGCGGGCGGCGACTGCCACGCCGGCGATCTGGATGCCGCGCGTGGCGACGTCGAGCAGTTCGAGGGAGCGGGAGGCGCGCTCGGCGCCGCCCTTGATCTGGTCGAGCGAGCGCTGGCCGGTCTCGCCGACCTCGCGCAGCCCGGCCTTGACCCGGGCAGCGTCGTCCAGCGAGAGGCGGACCGAGACGCGGCGGGTTGCATCAGCCATTCGGCTTTCCCTCCCCGTCGCGGCGGGCGGTGGCGCCCTCGGCCATGCCGATGCGGATAGCGAGCAGCAGCTCGGCGGCGGCCCAGCCGGCGGCGCCGAGCTCGCGCGCCGTAGCCAGCGCGCCGGCGGTGTCGAGCGTCAGGCCCGCCATGGTGACTTCGGCGCAGGCCGTCCCTGCCGACCAGCAGGCATGGCCTTCAAGGCTGGCGGGGGCCTGAGCGGCGTAGGGGCAGGCGTCGGTGCAGTCGCGGCCGAGGGCGGCGCAGCCGCGGCAGTATTCGGGCCCGCGGCCGAAGTGCCAGGCGGCGCGGGCCCTCAGCCGTTTCCCTCGGCGGCGACCGCGGCGACAGGGGCCGTGGCGCGATCCCACAACGCCGCGGCGATGTCGTCGAGGTCCATCAAGCGCTCGACGGCCTCGGGTGTGAGGGGCAGCGGCTTGCCGGCGGCATCGCCGACGCCCTCCCAGGCGGTGACGGCGTGGCGGGCGAGCGCCTTGACCAGGAAGGCGAAGGACAGGCCGCGCGACATGTCAGGGTCGAGGTCAGGGTCGGCGATGCGGATCGCGACAAGGCGGCGTGCCGCTGCCGCCTGCGCCGCGGCCATGACGGCGGTGGTCACGGGCCGGATCTCGACGCGGACGCCACGCGGCAGGTCGAGCCAGTACGGCTCGGCCGGGAGGTCGAGGGTGAGCATGTGATTCTCCGTTCGGGAAATCGGCCGAGGCGGACCAGCCAACTGTTCTGCAGCGCGCAGGGCGGCGCTTCGCCTGAGTAGCGCGGGTCGCGAGAAAAAAGCCCACGCGTCGAGTGCGACAGCCGCCCTCGGTCGCAGCTTGGACGCGGAGGACGCTACAGGAAAGTTCGACCCAGAGACGACTCTCGTGCCCGCGGCTGGTATGTCCGGTGCTGAGGCGCAAGCGGACATCGCTCGCCAGCGGCCGGGATCGACAGGTTCGCGCTCGTCTCGAACGTCGGCTGGGCGCTCCGGATGTCACGGCGCCGGACAAGCTGGCTGCCCTGAGCCGGAGTGAGCGCCTCCCAAACGTGTCGATGTGGTTGCGAGCAACACCACCGCGCGATATTCTGCTACTAAGCGCGCGCCTGAGGTGAATGCCGATGAATGCCCGCCAGCTTCACCGGCAGGACGTCCAAATGCACAGTTCGCGCACGATCAACTGGCGGGAGGCGGATGAGAAGGGCTTGTCGGTCGAGCGCGTGCTCGACGCGCGGCCGAAGGCCCACCCGAGCGGCGGCACGTTCTTCGTCGAGCACCTCGTCGAGTACGGGACGGGCCACCTTGGATGGCGCCGATCCATGCCGAGGGCCAACTCCGGGGCCGTCTACTCCGAGAAGTACGACACCTTGGAGGAGGCCAACAAGGCGTCGGAACTCACCAGGAGGCTGCTCGAGAACCCCCGCGGCGTGGACCAGTCCTTCGTGAACCGCTGCGAGTGCAACCCGGCATTCGCCAACTGGGCGCTTGGCGTCCTTGAGGCGATGGAGCGGAGGGATGCCTTCCTCGACGGCATCGAGGAAGAGCTGCGCGTACGGGGAGAGGCGACGCCTCGCAGCCGCCGGGAGTTCCTGGAGTGCTTCTACGACGTTGTCACGCCGGAGAGGGCTCATTCGCTTCCGGCCGACGTATTCATCCTTCAGTCCGACCTGCGCGCCGCGCTGTCGCCCCCTGACGACGAAGCAGATGCGTGGGCCAGCCAGGCCGCCCGGTACGACGTCTACCTCGACCAGGGAGGCGCGACGCTCCTGGCGAAGGCGGAGCGTGCCCGCGAAGCCCGCAGCGGCGCCGGCTCTCGCCTCGTCGCGGCGAACCTGGAGAGCTCAACACTCCAGCGCGTAAGCAAGGAGCACCTCGGCTCGCTGCGCCACTACCTGGACGTGGACGACCGAGAACTCCTGGCCAGCATTCTCGCGCGGGTGCGCGCATTCATGCCGAGCCGGAATTCATCTGAGGCGCCTTTCCACGGGGTTCTGGCGGACAACGGCCAGCGAAAGCAGTTCTCGCCCCGGAGGATGCCTGGGCATGTCATCACCGCGGCCGCGCGGGCAAGGGGTGGGGTTAACGTGGAAAGCCAGGAGACGGGATGGGAGATCGCGTCGGACCGCCCGCTCACCCCGGAGGACCGCGAGTTGATCGGCATTTGGGCCAGGGGTGCCGGGGGGAACCGGAACACGGTCCGGTCGATGGCGTACGCAAGGTTGGCGGAAAAGCTCGTGGCCGAGTTCTATTCCGGCACCTTGGGCCAGAAGGTGGAGGACGTCTCGGTCCACCAAGTCACCGGCGCAAGCCGCGACTGGGTGGATTTCGACATCCGCGCGGATGTCCCGCTGGATGTGAAAAGCTGTGTCCACTACGGCCCGGCTGACCGTGATCCCTACGTGAAAGCATTCAAGTCGTCCGGCGGACGCGACGTCGCTATCGCTGCGGTCGCGACCGAACTCTGGCACGTAACGCCCGAACAGGTGTTCCTCGGCTTGACCACGGCTGACGCCATCCGCCGGGTGGAGGAAGTCATCAACGCACTTCCGGGCAGAACGCAGCGGATGGCGCTGAATTTCTCGGCCGATCGGCCGCCCCTTTGGGCGTTTGAAATGCCTGGGTACGAAATCGACTATGAGGCGCTCTACCTGCTCGCCTCCGTGTTCGCCCAGAAGCCGGAAAGCATTCTCGCCGTCGCCATCGCGTGCGGGCGTGAGCGGGAGACGGAGCTCTACGGGCAACTCGGCGAAGCGGACCGGTGCGTGGTCGACCTCTTCGCTTCCGCGGTCCGCAAGGCGGGCTATTCGAAGGCGACCATCGTCGCGTTCGCGATCTCGGAATTCATCGCAAGATGCATCAAAAAGCAGGGTGCGGCGGCGTTCATCGCATTCTTCCAAAAGCTGATTTCGATTGAGGGCTTCAGCGTTCCCGAGCGCCGACTCACTAGGTTTGGCATGGAGCGTTTCGGCGCTGCCGCCATCTGCCTAGGCAGCCTGCCGCAACCTCACTACGAAGTGGCGATCGACATCGAGGAAAGTGCTTGTGGCGGGCTGTTCGACCCTAGGGATTCGGTCGCGCGGCTCCTTGAGCTGTTGCGTGAAGTCGGAGAGAGACTGGAGAAGCAAGCCCTTACATTCTCGCATTTCAGCGTGAAGCCACAGATCCTCATTGGAAAGACGCCCGATGGCCGCGAGATCACGATCTACGCGTATTGCGGCGGACTCGTGAAAGAGAACACTCCGTGCAACGCATTCCCGCTCGTCTTTGGCGACAACAAGAATTGCGAGGAGTGCGGAAAGCTCGTCTGCAAGCGTTGCCGCTTTTGCAGCCAATCCTGCATCGTGTCCCGCGCGGATCCGTTTCGGGGCTCCGCGCGGGAGTCGGCGCGCTTCACCCGAATCTGCAGGTGAGACACTGGCGCGCCGAGACGGGATGGTTTGGGCCGAAGGCAGTCGCCATCGCGACTACGAGGTTACCCGCTCGAACCTCCGAGACGTCCTGCAGGCCGACCGCCGGGCACTAGACCACACCGAGGGCAAGGACGCGCCGAACCGCGACCGGCGGAGGCCGCGGCGGAGCCGGCGGATGCGGCCCTGCGTTTCACGATTGGGACGGCGAAGGTCGAGGTCGAGCGCCGCGACCTAAAGGCTGCCGAGTGGTTCGTCGGGGTCACGGTGGACCGAGACACGCTGCCCGCGAGCATGGCCGACCCGCCGCTCGGGAGCATCTCCCGCGCTTCGCGCGCACCCTGACGGCGGCTCGCTAGATCTGCTTTCCGTAGCGAAGCTGACATTTGCTCGGTTCGCCCCGACTGCCGCTTTCCGCCCCAAGCAGCCGACCGCGGAACGCTCACGCGTACTCCGTCCCCGCCTGCTGATTCTTCAGCACCGCCGTTATCATGCGGGTCGCCGTCGCATTGAAGGCCGCGCGGAACTCGAAGCTGGCCTCGACGCCGGCCGGCCCCTCGATCGGCGTCTTGGCCAGCGCGAGGTAGACCTCGTGCAGCGTGAAGGTGAGGCTGCGGTTCGCGTCGATGGTGAACGCGAAGGCGAACTCCGCCGCGGTGCCGTTCTGCGCCTGCGTCAGCAGCGTCGTGTCCGCGAAGCGTGCGGTGATCTGGCCGGTGGCGCGCGCGATGCCGGGATCCGCGCCCTCGATCTTCCGGTCGGCGCGGATGGTGCGCACCGCCTCGACGCTGTTCGAGTAGGCGAGCCGCGCCCCCGTCACCTGGGCCAGCGCAGAGCCGGAGCGGCTGATCGAGCCCTGCGCCTTGTGGAAGGCGGTGTAGGCCGCCGTGGTGGGCGTGCCGCCCGAGGATGAGCCGGAGCGCGTCGAGCCCTGGGCGATGAGCTTAATCGTCGCGGTGGCCGGGCCGGTCGGGCTGAAGTCGATCTCCAGCGCATCCGCGCGGGCGCCGACACAGACATCGTAGCTTGGCACGTCGGGGTAGCCGATCTCGATCGCCTGCGAGGGCAGCGTCGCCGCGCCGGAGCCGAAGGTGTGGGTGAAGTTCGGGGCGGTGCCCGTGGTGGTCGGCGCGCCGAGCAGCAGCCGCAGCCAGTGGCCGATGTTCACCAGGTCCACCGGCACGACCACCTCGCCCTCGACGGTGACGGTGTCGAGGAAGGGCGCGGCCGGGTCGCGGTTGCCGCCGAGGCCGATGACGTCGGCGTCCAGCAGCGGCTGCTCGGCGCCGAGATTGCAGGAGAGGAAGGGCACCCGCCGCCAGTTGCCGCCCGGCGCGGTGCCGTAGGTCACCTCGGGGATCATGAGCAGGCGCGAATTCGCGCCGATGGCACGGGGCATGGGGCGTCTCCGGGAGCGGGATTAGGCCAGCGGCGAGCCGGCGACGGTGAAGGACAGCGTGACGGGGGCGGAGGCGGCGCGGGCCGCGGCGGCGCCTTCGGTCTCAGCATCGTCGAAGGAGGGCGCGGCGGGCTGCGCCCACTCGACCGCGCCGCCGAGGGTGCGATCGCCGGCGATCGCGGCGGCGATGTCGACCAGCAGCGCGTCCAGCAGCGTGCCCGTGGTCGCGACGACCTCGACCTCGGCGCGGTGCTCGACCGCCCAGGCGAGCGGCGAGAGGATCGCGGTCTCCTCCACCGTCTCGCCGTCCCGCACCACCACCAGCCCGCCGGTTGGCAGGCGCTGGGGCACGGACTCGTTGCGGAGGACCTTTGGGGCCGGGTTCCGCACGGCCAGGGCGGCGCCCAGGCGGGCGTGCAGGGCGGCCAGGGCCGTCTCGCGCGCACTCATCCCGGCCTCCTGGCTTTGGCCTCCCAGGCCGCCACGAAGCGCCGCGGCAGGCGCCGCAGGGCGCGCAGGGAGGCCCCGCGCACGTCGAGCCGCTTGCGCAGGGTCACCTGCGGCAGCAGCAGGAACATCGGCACCATCCCCCTTTCGAGCAGCCCGCGGGCCCAGGCCTCGCGCCCCTTGCGGTTGGCGGTGCCGACCTCCGCGACGCCGCCGGCGATGAGGCGGGTGCGGCGGCGCCGGCCGGTCTGCGTCCCCTGCCGCAGCGGCAGGCACCAGACGAAGCCGCGTCCCGAGCGGAAGGGCCGGAGGAAGCCCTGGCCGGAGGCGACCATTTGGGCCGGCGTGACACGCAGCCCCTTGTCGCCGCGGCCGCGCCAGCCGCGCGCGGCGTTGAAGCCGGTGGCGATCGCCAGGAAGCGCCCGCCGCCCTTGGGCCGGATCAGCGCGCCGCGCTCGAAGGCGTCGATGACGAGCGGCGTCTTGCTCCAGACCAGGCCAGCCGCCCGCATCGACACACCGGTCCGCGGGAAGACCTGCGAGCGCCAGGCATTGGCGATGCCGCGCGCCTTGCCACCGAGCGAGCCGGTGACCTGCTGCCGCAGTTCCCCCTTGAGCGCGTCGGTCTCGGCGCGCACCGCGCGGGGGGCAGCGCGCTCGCCGGCACGGACCTCCTCGGCCAGCGCCTTGCGGAGGTCACCGACAACGGCGGTGAGCCGCATGGCCTACCGACTGCAGAGTACGCGCCAGGCGACGCCGGCGGCGTCCCGCTCGGCGCTGTCCACCGTCAGCAGGTCCGCGCCGATGGCGAAGGTGTCGCCCGCCTCGACCGCCGCCAGCAGGGCGACGCTGACGGTCAGCACGTCGGTCGCGCGCAGCAGCGGCGTGTCGAAGGCGTCCACCACCCGGTCGGGGCTGGAGCGCAGGACGCGGAGCGACACGGGCACGCCGGTACCCGCCGCACGGTAGGTCGCCTCCACCCCGAGGTTCGGGTCGGCGGCGAGCACCGCCAGTGCATCGTCGAACACGCCCATGCCGGATCAGCCAAGCCCGAGCCAGGAGGCGAGCTTCGCGCCGACCGCCGCGCCGACGATGCCGCCGGCCGCCGCCGCACCCGTCGCGGGGATGGCCGGCGACGCGCCCGGCACCCCGCCCGCCGTCAGAGACAGCCGCGCCGTCAGGCCGGCCATCGCCTTGACCAGCTCGGTCACCGTCCGGGTGAGCTCGCGCATGTCCTTGTCGCCCTCGGCGAGGCGCCGCTCGATCTCGGTGAGGCGGGTGACGATAGTGCCGAGTTCGCGGTCGTGGTCCGTCATCGGGTGACCTCCCGCTGCCGCTGCAGCCGCTGGTGGATGGTCCAGGCCGCGACGCCGATCACCGCGGCGGCGACGCCCCACGGGCCGAGCGCCCGCAGGACCGCGGCCAGCCCCTCGGCGTGCGGCGCGAGCGTGGTGACGGCGTCGACCACCGCTGCCGCCGTGACGCCGGCGACCACCGAGCCCGCGGCGGCGCGGACCGTGCCACTGTGGGCGAGGCCGGGCTGGACCAGGCCGGCCATGCGCAGGCCCTCCGCGATGGTGTCCGGCGCGTAGGGCATGCCGCCGAGCTCGTGCCGGATGATCGCCTCGACCAGGCCGCGCATGGTGGCCGCGTCGTGCAGGTCGATCGGGTCGTCGAGCCCGACCCCGAGCCGCGCGGCGACCGCCGCCTGGTAGGCCCGGGTGTCGTTCTCGTGGCTCGGCGCCCAGCGCGCGACGATGCCGCGGATGGTGCGCAGCCCGTGCCGGTCCTGGTAGCTCTGCAGCAGCAGCGCCAGCGCGCGGATGCCGTGCTGGTGCGAGCGGAAGCGGCAGAAGCGCCCGTCCGAGGGCGGATCGACGAGCCCGAGCCACTTGTTCGTGGCGACGTGCTCGATGTTGCCGGGGTTGCGGTTGCGGTAGCCCCGGCTGGCCTTCGGATCGCCGCTCATGCGCCGGAGGCCGGGACGCGGTTGAGCCAGACGCGCACGGTCGCGTCCGCGGCCAGCGCCGCCCCGGTGGCGATGCCGATCGAGAAGTTGCCCGTCGCGGTGGTGGTGACGCGGCGGTTCGTGTTGTCCCAGAAGACCCGCGCGCCGGCCGAGATGGCGAGGGAGGGCTCCTTGGTGAGATCGAACACGCCCTGGGTGGCGGCTTCGATCACGGCGTTCTGCGCGCCGTCCACGGCAGCGACGCCGAACAGCGCGCCGACCAGGACGCCCTGGCCGGCGGTGACGCCGGCTGCATAGGGAACGGCGACAGCGAGGCTGTCGCCCGGCTGGACGAAGTTGCGCATGGGGATGGGATCTCCAGAAGCGCAGAAACCGCCCGGGAGGGCGGCTTCTGCATGTGTTCAGGATGGAGGGGAGGAGCCGGGATCAGGTGCCCGGGTTGAACCAGGCGCCGCGCCAGTCGATGGCGCCGACGCCGAAGTCGAAGATCACGCTGACCTCGACGCCGTCGACGCCGGAGACCGGGCCAGTGGTGACCTGCGGCCCCTCCGCACCGTTCAGGTAGCCGTAGACGTAGACCGGCGCCGAGAGCGGGTCGGAGAAGAGGTACCAGCGGTTGTTCGGGATGAGCGGCTCGACGAGCGGCTGGACGAAGCCCGCGAAGACGTTCGCCTTGCTCGTCTCCGTTGCCTGCACCGGCACCGTGATCTGCCGGGCGGGGTATTCCTGACCCGGGCCGACGAGCAGGCGCATGGTGGAGCCGATGGCGATCGGCAGCCCGTCGAGGGTCTTCTGCCTCATGATCGCCGCCCGGCCCGCCGCGAGGTTCGGCCCATCGAGCGCAGTGCCGGCATTCGCCTTGTTGGCCCGCGCCGCACCGGTGCCGAACACGGCCGCGTTGCCGGTCGTGAGCGTCGGGCCGTCGCCATTGGCCGAGTTCAGCAGGCCGTAGGCGGTGGCGTTCTCGAAGTCGGCGACGCGGCGGCCGATGGCGGCGGCGAAGTCGGTGAAGGCGCCGAGGTCGTCGTTCACCAGCATCGGCCGGGTCACGCGGATGCGCCGGGCGAAGGTCTGCAGGAGCACGATCTCCTGGCTCTCGGACATGGTCCCGGCCTGGATCTCGCCATTCTCCAGCAGCGGCAGGAGCGTCGGGAAATCGCCGACGCGGAGGTGCCGGTGCGGCTTGAAGTCGCGGAAGTCGCGGCGGAGGAAGATCTGCCGGTAAGTCGGCTGGGCCGGCTGGTAGGCCGCGAGCAGCATCTTGTTGGCCGCTGCCGACAGCAGCAGCGGGAAGTCGCTCGTGGTGTGGAAGGCGCGTTCGGCGAGGAGCGTCGGATTGCGGGGGATCTGGCGCTCGCCCTTCAGGCGCAGCAGCTCGCCGATCATGTCGGAGGGGCGCCAGCCCATGAACTCGGCATGGCGGCCATTCCCCTGCGGCTGGTAGCCGGGCATCGAGCGCGCTGCGAGGGCCTCGGCCATCGCGTCGCGGATCTGCGCCGGATCGTCGTGGCCCGGGCCGGTCTCCGGTCGCGCGGGCACGGAGGGCTTCGGCGCCGTCGTGACCAGGAGGTCGAAGAGGGCGCGCCGGACCTGGTCGGCGCTCCAGCCGCGCTCCACCGCCTCGCTGCGGATCGGGGTGATGCGGTCGGCCGGCAGCAGGGCACGAGCGGCCTCGACCGCGGCGTCGATGCCGGCGATGCGCTCGCGCTCGGCGCGCTGGGCCTCGGCACGCACGGCGTCGAGGTCGGGCGCCGCAGCCCGGGTGGGTTCCGGCGCCCGGGCGCTGGGCGTGGTGGTCACGGTGGTCTCCTGGGGCGGGGTGGGCGGCGCAGACGGCGCCGGCGCGGCCGGGGTCTCCGGCGTCGTCTCGAGCATGGTGGGTTCCTCGTCGGGCAGGGCGGGCTCGATCGCCGGCGCGGAGAGGCCCTGCTCTCCCTGCGCGCGGACCGCGGCGTCCCGATCCACCGGGACCGGCACGACGGAGATCTCGAAGGGCTCCCAATCCACCGCGCGGTGGACGGTCTCGCCGGTGGCAGCGTCCGGCCGCGGCTCGTAGCGGTGCACGCGATAGCCGACGCTCACCGCGCGGAGCGTGCCGTCGGCGATGCGCTGCCAGACCGGCTCGACGTCGCCGGCGGTCGAGAACTGCAGAGTGGCGTAGCCGCGCCCGCGCTCGAGCCGGGCGGCAGTGACGCGGCCGAGCACGTCGCGGGCATCGCCGCGCCGATGCGTATTCAGCACCGGGGCCCCGCCCGAGCGGAGCGCGTCCATGCGCACCGCGTTCGGCGACATCTCCAGCTCCTCGGTGATGAGGCCGAGGGCGGGGACGAAGTTGCGGGCGCGGGCGCCGGTCGACCACACCACCTCGACGGTGCGCGCGGCGCGATCGACGGTGGCCGGGGCTGCCAGTGCGCGTTGCGCGACGATCGGCATGGCAGAAGCATCCGGCGCGGCATCGCCCCCGCCCGGCTCGGTCGTCTCGGACATGCTGGATCCCTGATGGTCGCCGCCGCTACGGCGCGGCGTAGCCCTGCGCGTTGACGTAGACCTGGGCGCCGGTGGTGAGGCAGGCGAAGTTCACCGCCGTCGCCGCCGTCCCGCGCAGCGGCGTCGGGAAGGTGATCTCCACCGGGGCGGCCATCGCCGCCGGTAGCAGCTGCCGCCAGATCACCGTCGCGCCGTCCTTGATCACCACCTCCGTCGCCACCGTCGCGTGCGCGTTCCGCAGGTCGATGGAGGTGACGTAGTTCCGGATGCCGGCCGCGGCCGCGGCCTTCAGCACGACGTCTGTCGTACCGGTGATCCCACCTGCGGCGCCGGCGTACTGCCAGTCGGCCTCCGGGATCGAGAAGGGCTTGTTCACCAGCGCGCCGATCAGCGTCGCCAGCAGGTCGATGCCCCGGCCGGTGGTCACCGCGGTCGGGTTCGCCGACAGCCCGGTGGCGACCAGCACCGGCAGCGCGCCGTTCGTGTTGCGCGCCTGCCCGCCCACCGCCGTCAGCGTCGGGGCGACGTTGCTGAGCACATTCACCCCGAGCCCCTGGCCGGCGACCGACTGGCCGCGGCCGGCGGTGATCTCGGTGGTGAGCTCGGCGTAGTCCGCGACCGTGACGAACTGCACCTTCACGTCGGTGCTGGAGGCCGGCGCCAGGTTCCGGCTGACCGAGGCCCAGCCGGTGTTGATGTACGCCCCCGAGAAGCCCGAGCCGACCAGGTCGAAGGTGTTGGCGTCGACCACCGTGATGGTGAAGGTGCCGTTCGCCCCCGGCACGCCGGAGACGTCGGTGACCGTGATGCTGTCGCCGGTGGCGAAGCCGTGCGCGGCGCGGGTAATCCGCACCAGGCCGGAGCCGTTGTTGGCCACCGCCGAGACGCCGTTGACGGACTGCCGGTTCCGCACCCGGATCCGGAAGCGGTAGAGGCCGTTCGGGTCCGGGATCTGCTGGTGGCGGACGTAGGAGTTGGCGCGCGCCGCGGTGGTGTCGATCTGCCGGCCGTGGAACCAGCACTCGTCGTTGGTCGGCTCGATCTCCAGCACCGACCAGGTGGTGCTGACGGTGGTCGGGATGGTGGAGGCCGAGGCGCCGGCCAGCCGCGGCGCGCCCTCGCTCCCCACCTCGTAGTTGGCCAGCGTCGGGCTGGTGCCGTCGAGCCGCCAGGCGGCGGCGCTGCGCCCGTCCGGCTGACCGGTGGCCGGGTCCACGCTGACCAGCTCGAGCCAGACCGACTGACCGGCGATGCGCTGGCTGAGGTTGACGGCGACCATCACCCGCAGCGGGATGGTGAAGGTGGTCCGGCTGGTGAGGGTCAGCTCGTCGTCGAGGGTCGTGCCGGTGGAGACGGTGACCGCGCCGTCGGCGACCGTCGCGGCGATGCCGCCGCCGGTGGCCACGACCTCCCAGCGGGCCGGGTTGACCTCCGTGCCGTTGAAGCTGTCGCGGAACTTCTTCTGCATGCTCTTGATCTTGAGCATGTCGTCCGCCCAGTCGTAGGCGCTCGCGGTCATCGCCGTTCTCCTGTGGCTGGGGCGGCCGGCTCGGGCCGCGGCGGTCCCGCGGCGCCGGTGGCGGCGATCTCGACGGCGGCCATCTGCGCCGCGTCCTGGGCGGCGCCGCTCTTCGCGACCCGGCGCGGGTCGGTGTCGAGGGCGAGGCCGGCCTCGTCGAGCAGGGCGTTGGCCTCGCGGATCATCTCCACCGTCTGGCGGAAGTCGTAGCCGAAGGCGCCCGCCGCTTCGGGCTGCGGCACGAAGCCAGCGCGCACCTGGGCGATCAGCGCGGTGGTATCCTTCAGCGGATCGATCATCTCGTGCGCCGGCGGCACGTGGCTGACGCCGTCCGGGACCTCGGCGCTCCACAGGCCGAGCAGCGCGCCCTGCTGGTGGAACCGCTCGGCGACGGGCCGGACCAGCATCGGGATCAGCATGCCGTACTGCACCTGCTCGCAGAGGCGGCGGAACTCGATCTTCCCGGCCCGCAGGCTGGAGTAGTTCGCCTGGGTCAGATCGCCGGACACCTGGTCGTAGGTCAGCCCAGCGCCCACCGCGGCGGCCTCGAGGGCACGCTTGGCAAAGGCCGCGTGCGACCCACCCCCGGACGGGTTCACCACCTCCACGCTGCCCATGCCACGGCGGTAGAGGATCATGCCGGGCTCGAAGCTCTCGACCGCGCGGCCCTGGGCATCGCGCAGCAGGCCCGCGGCGGCACCGGTCAGTGCCTCGTCGCCCTCCTCCGAGACCACCGCGGCGAGGCAGGCCTCGATCTTGGCCTTCATCAGCAGCGCGGCCTCGTAGTCGCCGAGGTCGCGCAGCCGGAGCAGCACGGGGGCGAGCCAGGAGACGTCGCGCAGCTGGCTGGGCCGGCGCTTGCGGTAGACGTGCAGGACCCCGGAGGCGGGGACGCGCTCGCTCGCTATCCCCGCGCCGGGCAGCATCCAAGCGCCCGGGTGCACCGGGAACAGCCAGTAGCCGATCGGCTCGGCGGCCGGGCCGAGGGCGATGCCCTGCATGGTGGGCGCGCCGGCGACGGTGCCGTTGCGGGCGGTGTCGAGGTGGTCGGTCTCGAGCACCTGCAGGCGCAGGCCGATCGGGTTGGCAGGCGTTGGCTCGGCGGGCAGGAAGCGGACGAAGCACTCGCCGCTCTCCACCACCGCCCGCATCACCAGTGCCTGCAGGCCATAGAGGTCGAGCCGCCCCTCGGCGTCGCAGCCGGTGCCCTCCGCCCAGCGCTGCCAGGCACGGCTGTGTGTGGCGTCCGGCCAGCGGGTGGTGATGCCGGCGCCGACCGCATTGCTAGTCCAGAGGTCGACGATGCGCGCGGCGTAGGGGTCGTTGCGGACCGCGTCGCGGGCGCGGCGGGCCACCGTCGCCGCGGCTGCGCCGACCTCCGCGGTGGCGCTGCCGCCCGAGGGCGCCCAGGCCGAGGCACGGCTGTCCCCCGCCGCGGCGTAGCCACGCAGCACCTGCCAGGCATCGCGGAGGCGTCGGATCACCCGGTTCTCTCCCGCGAGAAGCTGGCCAGCGTCACCAAGGGGCGACGCGCCGCGGACATCTCAGCCCCGCGCAGCACCGCCAGAGCGCGGCCGAGCTCGTCGAGGCGGCGGTACTCCACCGTGCGGCCGTCGAAGGTCACCCGCGTGGTGCCGCCGGTGTAGGCGGCGGCGAGCGCGGCCGCGCGGCTGCCGGCGGGCTGCACCAGCGCCCAGGCGAGGACGGTCGGATCCATATATCTGTGTCCTCAGCGCAGCCCGGCTGCAGCCGCGGCCGGCATCCGAAGGAGGGAGCCCATGACGATCATGCTGAACCACACGATCGTGCCCGCTCGCGACAAGGAGGACGCTGCGCGGTTCTTCGCGCAGATCTTCGGCCTGCACTTCGAGGGCGCGGGCGGGCACTTCGCGCCGGTGCGGGTCAACGACACTCTGACGCTCGACTTCGCCACCGCGATGGGGCCGATCGCCAGCCAGCACTACGCCTTCCACGTGAGCGACGACGAGTTCGGCGCCATCCTGCAGCGAGTGCAGGCGGCGGGGCTCGCCTTCGGCAGCGGCCCCCGAAGCCTCGACGACGGCAAGCTCAACGACTGGAACGGCGGCCGCGGCGTCTACTTCCGGGATCCGGACGGCCACATCCTCGAGCTCATGACCGTGCCGCAGTGACGATCTAGCTTCGTCGCCCGGCCTGCTACCGCAACCAGCCGCTGCGCGGCGCAAGCCACGATCGCGGCCGCGTCGGTGCGGCAGCCACCGGCGAAGCGGTGGAGGCTGCCGGCGCCTCGATCTGGTCCGCCGCCGGCAGCGACAGCGCATCGGCCATCCGCGCCCAGCGGCCTTCGCCCCATCCGTCCATGCCGAGCGCCGCCGCGGCGGCGCGGGCGTAGACCCGGCAGTCGAGCGCCTCGTTGCGCTCCCTGGTCTTCACCCACTCCAGCCGCCGAAAGCCGTTCCGCCCCGCCCGCGCCACCAGCTGCTCGGCAGTGAGCTGGCGGCAGAACTCCTCCCCCGCTGCGTGGACCGGCAGGTGGAGGAAGCCTGGCGGGAACGGATCACCGCTCTCCGCTGTCGGCCGCTCCAGCTTCAGCCAGCCATAGGTCTCGCCCTTGAGGAAGGACGAGCCCACCGGCCAGAGCTTCAGGCCGCCGAGCTTCCGCCCATTCCGCCGCACCTCTGTCGCGGCCGGCTGGCCGACCGCGGCGCGCAGCCCGTCCTGACCCTTCACCGCAATGGCGCGGCCGGCACCGGCGCGCCGGACGAAGGCGTAGACCTCGGCCGTGGTCATGCCGTCACCGCTGTCGATCGCCGCCATGGCGACCGGCAGGCGGTGTCCGCTCGCGTGCCGCCAGGTCTCGCCGAGCAGCAACCGCAACTCCTCCCACACCGCCGCCTCAAACGGGTTGCCGACGAGGACGCGATGCTCGACCAGCCAGGACTGGCGGTCCTGTCCCCAGGCCCAGATGCTCGCCTCGAGGCGGTCGCGCTGGACGTCCACCCCGGCGGTCAGCAGGAGCCCGCCCGACGGCACGCTGCCGGCCGGCCAGTCCTCGCGGCGGTCGTAGAGCCGCTGCCAGTCCGGCGCGTCGCCCGCCTCCTGCCAGGTCTCACCCAGCACGGTGTTGCGGAAGGTCTTGATCGCCCGGTCGTCGCCCTGGGCGGCGACCCAGAGCCGGACAACCTCCGACCACGGCATCCAGCCCGGCGGCGAGTAGAGCGCCGAGATGTGGAAGCCCACCGCGTGCGGGTCCGCCGCCGTGGCGGTCGCCCGCCACTCACCCGCGGCCAGCATCGCCGCCTTGTGCCGCTCTCCGATCGCGCTGTCGCAGGCCTCGCAGAGGTAGCGCGCCGTCTCCGGATCGCCGTCGTCCCAGGCCAGCCGCGCGAAGCGCAGCCACTGCATCGCCCCGCAGTGCGGGCAGGGCACGAAGTAGCGGCGCTGGTCGGTGGCCAGGTACTCCCGCTCGATCCGCGACAGCCCGGCGATGGTCGGCGTCGAAACCAGCAGCATCTTGCGCCGCCAGCCGAAGGTGCGCGCCCGCGCCTCGGCGAGCGCGATCGGGTCACCCTCGCCCTCGACGTCGCCGGGATAGGCGTCGATCTCGTCGAGGAATAGGAAGCGCGCCGACATGGAGCGAAGCCCGACTGCGCTATTCGCGCCGGTCATCACCAGTTGTCCGCCGGGGAACTCCTTGCTGAGCTGGCGATTGCCGCTGTCCCGCGAGCGCGCCGGCGCGACCCGTTCCCGAATTGCCGGCGTCTCCTCCACCAGCGGGTCGATGCGCTGGTCGGAGAAGCGCTTGGCGAGCTCCGTCGTCGGCTGCACCGCCAGCATCGGCCCCGGCGCGTGGTGGATGACGTAGCCGATCCAGTTGTTGCCGCACTCGGTGCCGCCGACCTGGGCCCCCTTCATGAACACCACGCGCCGCGCCGGGTGGGCCGGCGACAGTGCGTCCATCACCTCCTTCAGGTAGGGCGTGCGCGCGGTCCGCCACGGCCCCGGCTCGGCGGAGCCCCGCGAGCCGAGCACGCGGTGCCGGTCGGCCCACTCCGAGACGAGCAGCGCCGGCTCCGGCGCCATGCCGTCGCGCCAGGCCTGCAGGATCTCGGCGTCGCCGTCGAAGCGGCCGAGCTCGTCGAGCAGGTGCTCGCCTGTCATCAGCCGACGCTCACCCGCACATCGTGCCGCTCGGCCAGATGCTGGCGGAGCCTGGCGTCCATCATCGTCTGCAGCCGGTGCGTGTCGACGCCGAGCTCGGCCGCCATCTCCGCGGCCACGCGGGCCGGCCAGGCGAGGATCGCGTCGCGCTCCTCCTTGGCGAGGCGGTGCACCAGCAGCAGGGCGCGCGCCTTGTCGACCAGCTTGCCCTTGCGCTCGTCGAGCCGCAGCCGGCGCTCCTGCGCCTTCAGCACCTCGTTTGCCGTGCGCGCGTCGTGGAAGGTGTTCTGGGCGGCGCGGGGCAGTGGATCGGGCGCAGCAGGCGGTGTCAGCGGCGCGGCAGCCGGCGCTGCGGGACGTGGAGGCGGCGGCGCGGCGAAAGCCGCCGTCTTACGGGTCGGATTGCTGCTCTCGGCGAGTCGGGCGCGGACCCTCTCGACGTCCCAAGCGCCGTCCGGCTCGGGCGCGATGCGGCCGGCGCGCTGCGCCTTCTGCAGCGCCGTGTGGGAGACGCCGAGGCGGCGCGCCACCTCGCGCTGCGAGGCCACGCGGCCCGGCTGCGCGGCAGCGGTCATGATCTGATCGAGACCCCTCGAACAAAGCAATCAACGGAGCGCCGCCGGCGCTTGGCTCAGCCCCCGCCGCAGCGCGAATGGTCCGTCACGCGATGCAGATGACGGAGACGACGATGACCAAGCGCGAAGCGGTGCAGCTGCGGAGCCTCGAGGCCTTCCTGGCGAAGAAGGCGGAGTTCGACGCCCTGCTGGCGGAGTTGCGGCAGGCCAGCGACGACCACTTCGGGGCAGATCCCGAGGCGGTGCTCTGGGGCGAGGCAGCCTGGCTCGCGGACGCCACCGCGAAGCTGAAGGACATCGCGGACCAGCATTTCAAGCGGGGCGAATACAGCCGCTGACGCGCGCCGCGCCCCACGACGGCCCCGCCCGGGTTCCGCCCGGCGGGGCTCCCGGCAGTAGGGGGCCGAGGGTCGGCTCCCGGAACCGGAGACCCGACGATGAAGCTCACCGATACACAGACGGCGATCCTCACCGCCGCCGCGCAGCACCCCGAGCACCTGGCCTACCCGCCCGAGCGGCTGCCGGCCGCGGCGCGGCAGGCGGTCGCCAAGGCGCTGCTCAAGGCCGACCTGGTGATCGCGGTGCACCGCCCCGCCTACGATGCCATCGCGAAGTGGACGACCGACGGCGACGAGATGCTGCTCAAGATCACCGACGAGGGGCTGCGCGCCATCGGCGTCGAGCCGAATGACAGCACGGCGGCAGACGACGCCACCCAGCACCACCACCCCGAACCCGCCGAGGGCGCGCCCATGGCGCCCCGGGCAACCGACTGCGTCGAGGACCTTGCCCTGCTCGACGCCGCCCTCGCGGCGCCGGGCCGGACGGCGAAGCCGGGCCTGCGCGATGCCGCCGCCGCCGTGCTCGCCGCCTGGGACGACGAGGCCACCCGCGCGGCGGATATCATCGCCGCCCTCGACGGCCCCATGCAGGGGCTCCGCTCCGTCCTCGCGGGCAAGCCGCCCCGGCAGGCCCGGGAGCCCGGCGCGCCGCGCAAGCCGCGCGAGGGCACGAAGCAGGAGCAGGTGCTGGCCATGCTGCGCCGCCCCGAGGGGGCGACGGTGGCGCAGATCGCCGAGGCCACCGGCTGGGCGCCGCACACCGTGCGCGGGTTCTTCGCCGGCCTGAAGAAGCGCCAAGGCATTGTGGTCGAGGCCGCGGAGCGGGTCCGCCAGGTCGGGCCGGGCAAGGAAGGCGCGAAGGGGTCCTTCACCATCTACCGCATCGCCGGCTGATGCCGAGCCGAGCCGGTACCCTGGCGCCGCCGCCCGCCGATCGCGGGCGGCGGTGTCCGCCTGTCAGCCCTTCGCCAGCAGTTCGGTCGTCAGCGGGTCCGGCTCGCCCCCGAAGTACTGCCGCAGCACGTCGGCGAACACCGCCGCCTCGGGGCGGGCCGCCGCGAACAGGGTCATGGACGACCGGAGCTTCAGGTCGTCCGGGCTGCCGAAGATCTCGTGCGCGGACCGGCCCTGGACCGCGCGGACCAGCTCGGCTCACTCGACCAACCGCGGCCCGAGCACCGGGTGCGCCATGTAGGCCTGCGCCTCGGCCAGCGAGGCGATGCCGTAGCGCTGGGCGGTCGGGCTCCGCCCGAGGGCGCAGAGCTGCGGAAAGATGAACCACATCCAGTGCGTGCGCTTCCGTCCCGCCCGGAGCTCGCGGCGCACGTCGGCGATCACGGGCTCCTGCGCCTGCACGAAGCGCTCGAGGTCGAAGGGGTCTGCCATGGCGGTAGGCTACACCCGCCCCGGCCGCATTCCGATGGCCTCCCGCGGCCGCGCCGGACTCAGGTCGGCACCGGAACGCCACGGGTGGCGGCGACATCCCCGAGGACCCGATCCTCACCGGCCAGCACCGCAGCCCGGCCGGTGAAGGTCTGCCAGCGCCGCACCGCGACGTCCACGTAGCGGGGATCGAGTTCCATCGCGAGGCAGACCCGGCCGGTGGTCTCCGCCGCGACGATGGTGCTGCCGCTGCCGCAGAACGGCTCATAGACCGCCTCGCCCGGCGCGCTGTTGTTCAGCATCGGGCGGCGCATGCACTCGACCGGCTTCTGGGTGCCGTGCACCGTCGCCGCGTCCTCGTCACCGCCGGCCGCGATCGCCCAGAGCGTCGCCTGGTCCCGCGCGCCCTGCCAGTGCCCGGTCGCGCCTCTGCGCACCGCGTAGAGGCAGGGCTCATGCTGCCAGTGATAGTCGCCGCGCCCCAGCACGAAGCGCGGCTTGGCCCAGACGATCTGGCTGCGCACCGCGAAGCCCGCCGCCTCGAGGCTCTCGATCACCGTGCGGCTGTGCACGCCGGCATGCCAGACGTAGGCCACGTCGCCCGGGAACAGTGCCCAGGCCGCGCGCCAGTCGGCGCGGTCATCGTTGGCCACCTTGCCGGTGCGCATCGTGGCCGAGACGCCCGCCTCGTTCCGCCACTCGGGGTCGTAGTTCACCCCGTACGGTGGATCCGTGATCATGAGGTGTGGCCGTGCGCCACCGAGCAGCTGCGCCCCATCGCTGGCGCTCGTGCTGTCGCCGCAGAGCAGCCGGTGCGGGCCGAGGAGCCAGAGGTCGCCGGGCCGGGTAACCGGCGTCACCGGCGGCTCTGGCGCCGGCGTGTCAGGATCTCCGGTGGATGTGGCCGGCGCGTCCGACGCCGCCTCGGCCAGCAGCCGATCAAGCGTCGCGCCGTCGAAGCCGATCAGCCCGAGGTCGAACTCGTCGGTGCGCAGTGTCCGCAGCTCGGCTGCGAGCAGGGCCTCGTCCCAGGTCGAGTTCAGCGCCAGCTGGTTGTCCGCCAGCCGGAAGGCCCGCGCCTGCGCCTCGGTCAGGTGCCCGAGCCGGATCGCCGGCACCTCCGCGAGGCCGATCGCCTTGGCGGCGAGCACGCGGCCGTGGCCGGCGATCAGCACGCCGGCGTCGTCCACCAGCACCGGCACGTTGAAGCCGAATTCTGCGATCGAGGCGGCGAGCTGCGCCACCTGCTCGTCCGGGTGCAGCCGGGCGTTCGCGGCGTAGGGCGCGAGCGCGGCGACCGGCATCATCTCGAGCTGCAGGTCAGGCCGCATCGGACAGCGCCTCCGCCCGCGCGGTGGCCACCGTGTCGAAGTCCCGCCCGTCGTCGGCGAGCGTGACCGGCAGATCGGGATGCAACCGTCGCCAGCGCGCGACGGCGAGGTCCACGTAGGACGGCGCGAGCTCGATGGCCCGCACCCGCCGCCCGGTGCGCTGGCCGGCGAGGAGCGTGGTGCCGGAGCCGGCGAACGGCTCGAAGACGACCTCGCCCTCGTCAGCATAGGCGCGCATCAGGAACTCCGGCAGCGCGACCGGGAACACCGCCGGGTGCTCGGTCTCGATGCCGCGCGCCTTGTGGCGGGTGATGCGCAAGACGTTGTCCGGGATCCGCGTCTCCTGCACGCCCTGGCCGGCGTGCTGCCACTCGCCCACCGTGCCGTCCTTGGCCCGCATGCCGCCGTGGCTGCTGTTGACGTGCCCCGCCCAACGGCAGGGGATGATCTTGTTCGGCCGGCGGGCCTGGCGGTTGAAGTGGAAGACGAACTCGAAGGCCGGGGCGAGGCGGCCGTTCCAGTCGCCCGGCAGGCCGGGCCCCTGGTCCCAGGCGTAGAGGCCGAAGCGGCGCCAGCCCTGGGCGCGCATCCAGTCGAGCCAGCCGGACCAGTAGGGCTGCCACTCGTTCTCGCGGTGGATCAGGCCGAGGTTCACCAGCACCTGGCCGTCGTCGCGCAGCGCGAGGGGCAGGTGGTCGAACACGCCCTGCATGAGGGCATCCCAATCGGAGACGCCGCCGGTGGTGTAGTCGCGCTGGTTGCCGTAGGGCGGGCTGGTGAAGAGCACCGCCGCGCGGTCCGCGCCCATGACACGGGCCACCGCCGCGGCATCGGTGCTGTCGCCGCAGAGCAGGCGGTGCTCGCCGAGCAGCCAGAGGTCGCCGGGGCGGGTGACGGCCTGGCGCGGCGCGTCGGGCTCGGCGTCGGCGGGGTCCTCGTCCGCGTTGCCAGCCGCCGCGTGATCAGGGGCGGCCGTTGCGGGCGCGCCGGGGCTGGCAACGGGGTCGTTGCCGGGCTCGGTTGCCGCCGCGTCCAGGCCGGCAAGCAGCCGCTCGATCTCCGCGCCGTCGAAGCCGGTCAGCGCCAGGTCGATGGCGCCGGTCTCCTGCAGCTTCGCCACCTCAGCGGCGAGCAGCGCCTCGTCCCAGCCGGCGTTGAGCGCGATGCGGTTGTCGGCGAGGCGGTAGGCCGCCTTCTGCGCCTCGTTCAGCCCGGTGCGGACGATGGTCGGGACGGCGTCGAGGCCGAGGGACTTGGCCGCCAGCAGCCGGCCGTGGCCGGCGATGAGCTCGCCGCGCTCGTCCACCAGCACCGGCGCCACGAAGCCGAACTCGAGGATGCTGGCTGCGATCTGCGCCACCTGCTCGGCGGAGTGCGTGCGCGCGTTGCCGGCGTAGGGCAGCAGGGAGGCGACAGCGCGCGCCTCGACGGCGCTCGCCTGCCAGGGCGGCTGGGGCATGCGGGACCTGCTGGTGAAGGTGGCTACGCCCTGCGCGGGGCGGCAACCGGGAGCGCTGGCAACCCGGAAAACGGGGCAGACGCTAGGCGACTCGCGCGCGCTTGCCCCCCGCATACGCCGCGCCCAGGAAGGACCCATCGGCTCGCGAGCCACGCTGCGGATTGTCTGGCTCAGTGGCTGGGGAGCCACCGCCGCGTCGAGCTAGACGATCTCGACGTTCCTCAGACCTACCACCAGCGATTCACGCGCCGCCACGGGGTGAATTGTAACAGCACGATCCGAGCAGCGACGCGGCTCAGGCCGCAGCTCTTGCTTCCTGCGCGGCGCCGCGTGTCGCTGCGAGGGCGGCCAGCATGTGCCGCGCCTGCTTCACCGCGCCCGCGTCACTCGCGTCGACGTCGGAGACGGCCTCCTCGGCCGCAGCGACGCCGGCGGTGAGCTGCTCGCAGAGCTCGTCGAGCTGTTCATCGATGTCGGCCCCTTCCTCGCCGGCCGCGCCCTGCCGCCACTCGGCGACGATGGCATCCACCTCGCGCGCCATGCGGTTGGGGGACACGCCGCGTGCGGCGAGCGCCAGCAGGCGCTTGAGGGCGGCGTCGACGGGACGCGCTGCCCGGGGCTTGCGAGCAGCCATAGGCCGAGTGCTCCTGGGATGTGCACGGGGAGTGTAGCATGTTCTTGTCTTGTTCTGGTAGGGGGCGGTATCGTCGGGCATGCCCGACGGCCCTCCGTCCCGCCCTCCGCCCCCGTGGCTGAGCAGCGCTGCCCTGGCCGCCGCCCGGGCGGCGCGACGGCCGCCCGGGGCAATTCCGCGCCTCGGCGCCGGGGACGGCAGGGCGGTGCGCGAGGCCGTCCTGGCGCGCCACCCCGCTCTGCCGATGACCCTCATCGCCGAGGCGGTCGCCTACGTGCTCGGCCCGGAGTGACGGCCGACCCGCGTCACGCCGCCTGCGAGCGTGGCGTCAGGCGGAAGTGGGAGGCCAGCGTCCCGAGCGCTGCGACCAGCATGCCCTGCGCCACCGGCCCATGCACCGGGCGGCCGGACCAGCCCTGGCGCATGGCCCACTCGCGGACCGAGAATTCCAGCCCGACCACGAACCACACGCAGCAGCCGGCCGGGCTGTCGTGACCGCCGAGCGCGTCGAGGGCGTCGGCCACGCGTCGCCGGGCCTCGAGCTGGCGGTTCGAGATGCCGTCCGCGGTGGAGCCGGGCAGCCGGATCAGCTGCGAGGTGGACATGCTGTCGATCGCGGCGCTGCGGAACAGCGTGCGGAAGATGCACCCCGCCTCGTGCATCTGCGGCGTGATGCTGCCGTGGGCGAGCATCAGCCCGAGCGTGTCCACCGCGCGGCGGTGCTCGACCGGGCTGCCGGTCTCCGGGTCGGCTGCGCGGACGGGCGCGGAGAAGTCGCCGTGCTGCAGCCGCCATTTCGAGGGCCTCGACAGGTCCTCGTGCTCCGTCGCCGCCCGCTTCGGCTTGCGCTTACCGGCCATCGTGCTGTCCCCCGTTGCGCGGCCCCCAGCGCCGCGTGGCTTCGTTGATGACCGCCTGGCGCAGCCAGGGGTCGGCGATGTCGTGGACGGCGAGCGCGGCGACGCCGTGCCGGTGCCAAGCGGCGGCACGCATGGCGCTGAGCTCGACCTCGGTGGTCGGGCTGCGCGTGCCGCGGTCGAGGCTGGAGCGCGGCGAAGGAGGGGCGCCAGGCAGCCTCATGCGCCGGCCGCCGTCGTCTCGCGCGCGTGCGCGTGCGTGCGGGCGTCCCCTGGGGAGGGGAGAAGATTCAATAATAAAGATAATTCAATAGGTCTCTCTCCCCCTGCGTCCGGGCGCGTGCATGTGCATTCGCGTGCGCGCGGGAAAAATTGAGCTATTGAAGATCCGCCCCGAGCCGGCCTCCCGCCTGGGGTTCCGGCCCGGGGATTCCTCATGACGCCGAGATTCTTCATCGCGAGCCCCCCATGAAGAGTGGTGGCCTGCTCGGCGCGACCGCGGTGTAGAAGGTGGTCGGCTTGGTCGTGCCGGGTTCCTGCTCGGCGACGACCAGGCCCGCCTCGAGCAGCGAGGCGAGGATCTCCTCGCGCTCGCGGCGGGACAGGAACTGCGAGCGCCGCGTGACGTCGCTGCGCGACTGGCGTCCCCCGTCGCGGATGATCTCAAGGAGCCGCTTGTGCTTGGCCTCGGTGTCGTTGTCGGCGACCCGGCGCTCGGCCTCGCGGAGCATCGTGGCGACGCAGTGCTCGACCAGGCGCGACGCCCAGGTGACGTCGCGGGCCTCCGTCACCGGCCGCGCCGGGTCGCGGCTGATGGCGGCGATCATGGCCAGCTTGGCCGTGTTCTCGGCGTGGCGGCCGAACAGCGCCGTGGCGTAGGTGCCTCGGTGCGAGCGCAGCAGGTCGGTGGCCTCGCGCCGCACCGCCGCCATGGCCGTCTCGGCGTCAGGGCTGAGCGGCACGGTGTAGGCGTGGATCGGCGCCGAGGCCTCCATCGCGTCGGCGATGTTGCCGCCGTGGCTGTGGCCGGGCACGCCGCGGGCGATACCCTGGACGGCGGCGACGAGGTCCGCCGGCGGGTCCATCGACGCCGGCGTCTCGTTGCGCTCCGGGTAGTCCTCGTCGGTGAGGAAGACCAGGAAGCGCGCGATGGAGCCATCCGCGAGCGCACCGCCCTCGAGCGCCTGCCAGAACGGCCCGGGCACCGTGACGCCCCAGATGCAGGCGCAGGGCTGCTCGATGGTGACGCGCGGCCGCGCCTTCTGATCGGCGTACTCGGCCCCGATGTAGGGCTCGGCCGCCGAGGTGTAGAGCTTCGTCAGCTCGGCCCAGATGGCGGCCTTGTGCGCCGGCGCCCGCTGGCTCAGGACCAGGCGCAGGAACTGACCGAACTCGTCCACCTGGAACAGCCGGGCGGGATGGCGCTGCAGGGAGGTGAGCAGCCCCGCCGACGACGCGAGGTCCTCGCCGCCGAGATAGCGGTCGAGGCCCGCCGCATAGAGGACGCGCTTGGCGCAGCGGCGCGCGTGGTCCTTGCCACCGCCGCTGTCGGCGATGCCGATGGCGTAGAGGTTGCTGCGGAGGTCGGTCGGCGTGCGGTAGCGCCGGCCGGCGAGCGCGCCGACGAGGCACAGGCCGGCGCCGAGCGCCAGGAACGGTTGCGGGCTGACGGCGCTGCGGGTGGCGTAGTCCACGAACAGCCGCAGGACACCGTCGACATCCAGCAGATCGGGCGGCACGCGGTAGGGCCTGGGCGGCGGCGCGGCGGGGAGCGGCGCAGCGGCGGCCTTCGCCAGCAGGCCGGCCGCGGGGTGAGGCTGCGCCGCCTGCTCCGCCAGCGTGCCGTTCAGGGTGAGCGCCGGATCCGGCACCCAGCCCCGCTGCTCGGCAAGCCAGTAGATCGTGCCGGCGCCGACGCTGTGCGGCCGGAGCGAGGCCCAGCGCCGCTCGGGCGTGTCGGAGCGGCCGGACTGGCCCGACTTCCGCGACTGGCGCGACCAGTCGAGCCAGAGGTCGCGTCCCGCGTCGCCGAGCGCCGCCTTGACCGCCGCGCCGACGGTGATCCACTCGTTGCCCGGCAGGTCGTCGTTCGGCAGCCAGGCCAGCGCCGAAGCGATGGCTTCCCGCGTGCCCTTCGGATCGCTCGGACCACGCCAGGCGCTGGTCGGGGCCTGCGCCAGGATCGAATTCACCCGGACCTCGTCCGGCACCAGCCGCCAGGCCGCGTCGAGGAAGGCCAGGCAGGCCGCCTCGTCCACCGCCGGCAGCGAGGCCAGCGGCACGTCGAGGAGGCTCTCCTCGGGCCACTCGTAGGGCTGCCCGGTGTCCGGATGCACCGCGTAGGCGACGAACTGCTGCCCGCGGGCCAGGAGCTCGAGCGGGTGTCGCTTGCGGCCGGCGAAGGGGCCGTCAGCCCGGTAGACCAGCATGCGCTTCGGGGCGTGGCCGATGCGCCAGCAAGGGGTGTCGCCCAGCATGCCGGCCGCCAGCTCGGCGAGTTGGACGGCCAGCGTGGCATCCAGAATGTCGAGATCGATGCCGACCACCGGACCGGTGGCGATGCCAACGCCGCAGCCCGGCCAGCGGCGCCAGATGTCGACCTCGAAGGGCTTCGTCGGCCGCTCGCAATGCCGAGCCCAGTCCGGGTAGGGCGACCATTCCCCGCCGGTGAAGCGCCCCGGCACCTTGCTGCCCGGAATGATCGGAATGGCCGGGTAGCCGTTGTCGACCAGCCGCTCGCCGTAGTCGGCCATGAAGGACGGGCGATCGCTCATGCTTCCTCCCGCTCCTGAGCCGCGATGGCGGCGTCGCAGGCGCGTTCGAGCCGGAGGATCTCGGGATAGAGCGCCGCGATCTGCCGTGCGGCGCGGTCCAGCGCCTGACGCGCCTTCTCGAGTTCCTCGTAAAGGCTCCTGGCGGCGCCGGCGATGTCCGGACCTGGCGTCGGGAGGCGCTGCGCGAATCTCGACCAGGGCGCCGGGCCAGACGCGACGAATTTTTGTCTCTTCGCGAGGGCCCGCCGCACGCACTCGACGTCCCATGACCCGTCGGGCTCGCGCGCGATGCGCCCCGCGCGCTCCGCCTTGCGCAGCGCCGTGTCCGAAAGCCCGAGCCGGCGCGCCGCTTCGCGCGTGGACGTCACGCCGCTCATGGCCTGGCCTCCGCCGCCAGCGCTGCTGTGCGCCGGCCCGCATCGAGCCGCCGCGCAAGCTCGTCCTGGTAGGCGGTGACCACCACTTCGAGCAGCGTCAGCCACTCGGCCTCGGAGAGCATCGCCAGGTCGGTCTTGCCGATGCTCTCCAGGTACTCGCCGGCCATTGGGCTGGCGGCCGCGATCGCGGCCGTCTCGTGCTCGTCGGGGTCAGCCACGCCGCGCCTCCGGCAGAGCACGTTCATGCAGCGCATCGAGCACGCCGGCAGCGGCATGGGGGGCATGCGAGACGGGTCGAACCACCCGAAGCCGCGCCCGGTGCGGAGACCACAGGCCGCGCATCTCACCCGAACCTCGCGGCGACGATCTCGGTGTACTGGCCGGCGGGCCGCACCTGGATCGCGCTGGGCCGGCGCAGCACCGATGTCGCCGCCAGCGCTTCCTCGACCCTGTCGGGCACGGGTCGGCCATCGGCCCTACGCGCCCACCACTTGATCGCCTTCTCCCGCGGGAAGCCGGTGTGCTCGAAGCACACCCACTCGCTGTGACGCGCCAAGCCGCACTCGTAGGTCACGCGGAGGGAAGGCGGCTTCCCGGGCTTCTCATGCCGGGCGTAGAAGATGCCCGTCACCTCGCACCACTCGGGCTGCTGCTGGATCGACAGCAAGGCGTTGGATGCGGCCTGCGGGGCGACCTTCACCACCGGCGGTGGGAACTCGTGGTCGCACTCGATGCAGCGCCGGGCGCTAGCATGGTTGATGGTCTCGCACTCCGGGCAGACCTTGATCGGGGCCTCGCCGTCACCGGCCGGTTCCTTCTTCCGCCCGTCCACCGTGTCGATCGGGCCGTGCCGCGCCGTGTTGCCGGCGAAGTCCAGAACGAGGCAGTCGTCCTTGCCCTCGGCGAGGCGGGTGCCGCGCCCGACCATCTGCACGTAGAGCCCGACGCTCTTCGTGGGGCGCAGCAGCGCGATCAGGTCGACGCCCGGCGCGTCGAAGCCGGTGGTCAGCACGTTGGCGTTGGTGACGCAGCGCAGCCGGCCCGCCTTGAACGCGGCGAGGATGCCGTCGCGCTCCGGGGCGGGTGTGTCGCCGGTGACCGTCTCGCAGGAGATGCCGTGCTCGCGGATCGCGTCGCGGACATGGCGGGCGTGGGCGACGCCGGAGCAGAACACCAGCCAGGAGCCGCGGCCCTCGTCGTGCCGAACGATCTCCGTCACCGCTGCCCTGGTTACCTCGTCGCGATCCACCGCCGCCTCGAGCTCCTTCGCCACGAACTCGCCGCCGCGGCTGCCGACGCCGGCGACGTCGAGCTGCGTCTCGGTCTGCTTCGGCACCACCGGGCAGAGGTAGCCCTGCCGGACCATGTCCAGCACCGGCACCTCGTAGGCGATGTCGGTGAACAGCCGGTCCTTGCCCTCGTGCAGCAGGCCGCTGTCGAGCCGGTAGGGCGTCGCGGTAAAGCCCACCACCTTCAGCAGGCCGGCGTTGATCTCGTCCAGCTGCTTCAGGAAGGAGCGGTACATGCCGCTATCCCCGCGGCCGAGCAGGTGCGCCTCGTCGATCAGCACCAGGTCGCAACGCTGCACCTGGTAGGCGTGCCGGTGGATGGACTGGATCCCCGCGAAGAGGATCTGCGCCCGGATGTCACGGCGGGAGAGGCCGGCGGAGTAGATGCCGGCCGGGGCCTCGGGCCAGGCGCGCAGCAGCGCCATGAAGTTCTGCTGGATCAGCTCGCGGACGTGGGTGAGGACGAGGACGCGGGTGTCGCCGTAGGCGGCGATCGCCTCGCGGATGAAGCCGCCGATGACGACGGACTTCCCGGTGCCGGTCGGCATCACAACGAGCGGGTTCCCGGTGTTCCCGCCGAAGTAGTCGTAGAGCGCGTCGATCGCGGCGCGCTGGTAGGGCCGGAGCGACAGCGTCATGCCGCGATGCCCCGCGCCGCCGCCTCGGCCCGGCCAAGCCAGCGCCCGCGATGGCCGCAGCTCGTGCAGGTCAGGCCGAAGGGATGCGGGCCCGTGCCGGGCCGGACGTGGTAGCCGTCCGCGCCGCAGCGGCTGCAGGGGCCGTGTGAAACGACCGGCGGCTCGGCGGCCGGCACGCCGTCCCGCCACTCGCTGCCGTCCGGCAGCCGGTAGCTCACCCAGTCCTCGCCGGCGTCGAGCTGCTCGCCGCGGACAAGGTCGGGGACGTAGAGGTGCGCGGCGCAGCCGGCCTCCTGGTCGCGCCGCGACAGCGGCACGCCGTGCCGGGCGCAGCGCCAGGCGCCGGCCTCCACCGGCGAGGCGTGCAGGCAGGAGCGGCAGTGCCTCTCCACCGCCGCGCCCTCGTGGCAGACCGCGGCGTGCTCGCAGAGGCGGCACTGCCACCAGGCCGGGTCCTCGCTGATTCGAGCCGGCGGGCGAGCCGCGCCGACCACGCGCCCGGCCTTCGCCAGGATGCGCAGGGCGGCCGCAGGGTCGTGGCGCACCCGCTCCTGGTAGAGTTCGTCGGTGTCCTTGCAGACCGCGAGGTAGAAGGCGCGCTCGATGCCGGCGAGCTGCATGTAGGCCTGCATCTGCGCCCAGTGGGTGGGCTTCGACGCCGCGACCCCCTCGGCCTTCAGCCGGGCGAAGGACTTCGCGCCATGCGTCTTGAACTCGCAGACGTGCCAGGCCTTCGGGGCCTCGGGGAAGCCGATGGCGACGGCGTCCATGCTGCCGCCGAAGTGGCCGCTGGCGTCGCGCAGCGTCCACTGGCGGCCGGTCGCGGGGTCGAGGTCGAGCACCGTCACGCCGATCCGGCGGAGGTCGGCGACGAAGCGCGCCTCCGCCAGGTTGCCGGTCTCGAACAGGCGCAGGAGCCGGCCGGTGTGCCGGGCCCGGGTGGCCCAGCGGAAGGAGTACCAGAGCGCGCGCTCGCACTCCCCGCCGATCAGCGAGGCGCCGAGGTGGGTGCGCCAGCCCGCGTCCGCCGCCGCCTCATAGGCGCCGTAGATGGCGGCGACGGTCGGGGCCGGCGGGGGCGGAAGGGCGACCATAAGGCGGCCCTCAGCCGTTCCGCCGCCAGGGCGGCGTCGCGGCGGCGCCGGGCCTCGCGGGCGGCGCGGCCGGCGGAGCGGAGGCGGGACGCGCGGTTGCTGTGGGGCGCGGGGCGGAGGCCGCGGGCGCCGGGTTCGCCGCGGCGTAGCCGCTCACCTTGTTCCGCGCCTCGCGGTGCACGCCGTAGCGGTCGGGGCCGGCCGGCTCGACCTTCAGCGTCACCGCAAGCGGCCGGATGTGCAGCTGCTCGCTGTCGGTGACCTGGATCTGGCCGACCGCGTGGCAGATCGCGGAGAGGTGCCGCTGCGCGATCTCGACCGTCTGCTCGTTTCGGTTCACCAGGTTGAGCTGGTCGAAGATCTTCCGGCGCGAGTGCGGTCCCTCCAGCACCTCCATGACAAGCTTCAGGTACTGGCCGTCGCCGGCCTTGGTCGGAAGCATCTCGCTCTCGACGATCTGGGCGAGGTAGCGGCCGGGCGGCAACAGCTCCAGCGGCTCGGCGGGCGCGACGGCTGAGGCGTCGAAGGCGGCGTTCAGCAGGGCCATGGGTCAGCTCCGGGCTTCGGGGACGGCGGGAGAGGACGGCGGCGCCGCGTCGTTCCGCGCGGCGTAGAAGGGGACGGCCGCGGCGAAGTCGGGCCAGGACAGCGGCAGCGTCTCGGGCAGGCCGAAGCGGTTCTTCGCGAGGAAGGCCGGACGCTCGACGGTGTGCAGCAGCCGGTCACCGCCGGTGACGCCGCGCACCACCTTCTTGTTGAAGCCGACGTCGGACTTCAACGTGGTGATGCGGTAGTTGGCGAAGAGCACGGCGTCGACGTGCTCCTGCACCAGCGCCGAGGCCCGCGCGTGCAGCTTCGGCTGGTAGCGGTCGTAGGGCTCGGTCTCGGGGCTGTCGAAGCGCTTGATCTCGGCGTGGGCAAGGAGGATCACCGCCATGCCGCGCTCGTCGCGCAGCGCGTTCAGCCCCTCCAGGACGCTGCGCCAGGTGTCCAGCGCGGCGAGGTAGCCCTTGCCGTAGCCGAAGGCTTCGATGTTCGGCTGGTTGTGCAGCTGCGCCGTGTGCTGCCAGATCAGCGGCTCCAGCCAGTCCAGGCTATCGACGACGACGGTCTGGAAGTCATGCGCCTCGTCATAGAGGCTGCCGATCGCCTCCATCACGGCGTCGAAGCTGCGCAGCAGACCGAAGGTAGGGACGTCGATGCTGCCGAGGCCGTCCTCGGTCTGAATGACGATCGCGCCCGGCGCGGCGGCGGCGAAGGAGGATTTCCCGATGCCGGCCACGCCGTAGGTGAGGAGGCGCGGAGGCCGGGGAGCGCCACCGCGGCGCAGGCTGTCGAGGGAGATCGCCATCAGTGCGTCTCCTTCGCCGCGCGCGGCTTCGCCTTGATGACGTCGACGCTGATCTGGCCGCCGGCGCGCGCCACCGCCTCGGCGAAGCCGTCGAGCGTCGGCTCGAAGGCGGCGACGTCCTTGGCGCGGGCGATCGCGTCACCGGCGAGCGGGATCGCGACCTGGATGCGGAGCTCGTGCGCCATCAGGCGGGGTCCTTCGGCTGGAGGGCGTAGGAGGGGCGGCCGGGGGCGACGGTGCGGGCCGGCTCGAACAGCGCGCGGATGCGCCGCGGCCAGGCGGTGAAGCGGGCCTCGGGGACGCGGAGCTCGGTGGCGACGTAGTCGGCCGGGTTCTCGCCCCAGTCCCGGAGTGTGCGCACGGCCTCGGCGAGCCGGGCCTGGTTCCACTCGACGCGCTTCGCGAGGTCGGCGACGAGCTCGAAGCCGTCCTCCGCGAGGCGGACGCGGCCGGTATCCTTGCCTTCGGCCCGGCGCGCCGCGCCGGCCGCCGCACCGAAGCGGGCGTGCAGCGCGTCGTGCAGCAGGTCGGCGACGCGCTTCGCGTCGGCCTTCAGCTCGGCGGCGTCGTCGAGCAGCGCGCCGAGCTCGGCGACCGGCAGAGCCGCCACTTGCGAGACGGTCATGTCTCGGAGCTGCGCCAGGGTGGTGCGGTTCGGGAGGGTCACGGTGTCACCTGCAGGAGTTCCGCGGCCCAGAGGGCGGCGATGACGGTGAGGGCGAAGGCGGCGGCGCCGGCCAGCAGCCGCAGCGCGTCGAGGGCGCGGAGCCGGGTCATGCGGCGCTCCGCGCGACGGCGTCGCTGGCCGGGGTCGGGCCTTCCTCCGCGGCGCGCCGGCGCTCGACCCGATCGCGGTCGCCGTCCGGCGCCGCGCTGCGGCCGGCGACCTCTAGCCAGACGTGCAGCGGCAGCACCACCAGCGGCGCCGCGCGGTCGCGCACCAGGAAGAGCGCGTCGTTCGCGCCGAGCCAGCGCTCGAGGGTGCGGAAGCCGCTGCCCTCGCCGCGCGCCTTGACCTCGACCTTGAGCGGCTCGGGCCCGCGGACGTAGAGGTCCACGTCGGCGCCGTTGCCCCGGTAGCGCACCGCGCCTGAGAGCGGCACGCGCTCGGCGCGGATGCCGCACTTCGTGTGGATCTCGACGACCGTGCGCTCGCGACGCAGCCCCTTGTCGCGGGATGCCTTCCCCATGGCGCCGCGCCTCAGTGCAGCTGCAGGGCGGGGACGCCGGGACGCACCGGCGCGCGGGCGGGCGGGCGCGGCCTCGACCGCGAACGCACGACCAGGATGTAGGCCCAGCAGTCAGGTCCAAGCCGGCGCTGCACCAGGTGCGCCCAGCCGGCATCGGCGAAGCGCATGGCGCGGCTGGCGACGGCGCCCAGCGCGCGGCATGCCGCGGCGTCGAGGACCTGGGTCGCGGGCTGCCGGTCGTGCGAGAGGTGCCCGACGTAGTAGGTGATCTTCGTGCCCGGGGCGGCCTTCGCGACCAGCGAGGCCAGCGTCGCCTCGTCGATCAGGATGGAGGAGATCCCCGCCGGCTCGCGACGAGCGTCGGTCGGTCCGAGGTGCATGCGCGCTGTCTCCTCGATGTGCGGTGGCGTCACGTCGGGCATCTACCGGCGCACCCCGCATTCCTTCTCAGGGGGTGCGAGGCCGGCGGCGCGCAGCCAGAGGCGGAGGTCGGCGACGGCGCGGTAGAAGGCGGCGGTCGGCATCGCGCTCGCCCGGTACGCGTCAGCGACGCTGCCCTCCCGCGCGACGAGCGCGAGCACGCGCTGCAGCAGGGGCGGCAGGCTCGGCCACAGCCGCTCCAGGTCGAGCCGCGTCACGAGATCGGGCGTCGGGTCCGCCGCCGCGGCTGCGGGCAGGTCGTCCAGCTCGATCCCGAAGACGAGGTGCGAGGTCGTGCTCCGGGCGGCGTCGCGGTCGGCCAGCGCGTGCCGGACGACGAGGTCGGCGAAGGTCGACCAGGCGCCCAGCGCCGGGTCGTAGCCCTGCGATCGGACGACCACGGCGACGAGCGCGTCCTGCCGGAGGTCCTCACGGTCGGCCGACTGGAGCCGGCCCCGGCGGGCCCGGCGAGAGGCATGGTGCCGGGCCGCGGCGATCGCCGCGCCGACGCGGCGGCTATCCCAGTGCCGGGGCGCAGGCGCGGGCGCCGGGGGCACGGTGATGGTCGTGGTGTCGAGCAAGGTGGTGTCCTCGGGCGTCGTGGTGCGTGACGCAGGGAAACAACCACACGGGCCGCCGGGGCGCGGAGGCGCAAAGGGGCGCAATGGGGAATGAATGCCTCGACCGATTTAGTCCCCGTTGATGTATCAGTGACTTACAACGATCTGCCGCTGGGCAGGGTCGGACGGCCTAGGAAATGCGCCCCATTCGCTCCCCGGAACCGTGCCCCCTGTGGACACTGAGGATATCGGGGATGGAGAACGGGACGCGAACATCGCCGTTGACGAATCGCGCAACGATCTGGCACGCCTCCGGGCATGACGATCGTCGTGCAGTACCCGCACCACGCCGCCTCCGGCGCGCCCCGGCCGCTCTCGGCCGAGGCGCTCTGGGCCGTCGCCGTCCAGGTGCGCCGCCAGGCCATGGCTGGGCGCGAGGGCTTCGCGCTGGGCGCCGAGGCTCTGGTCGCCGCGGCGCGCGAGGTCCGCGCCAACGGGCGCGCGGTGGCCGTGGCCTGGGACCTGGCGCACCCGGTGCACGACGAGACAGGGGCGCCCGTGCTCGGCGTGTGCGAGACCGACCCTGACCTGCCGGACACGGCGCTGGTGTCGGTCAATGCCCGCATGGTCGCAGGGCGCCCCGACCTGGCCGCCAGCACCGCGGCGCACGAGCTCGGCCACGTGCTGTTCGACGTGCCCACCGCCCTGGGGGCGCCGGCGCGTCGCTACCGCTCCGTCACCGCGGACCCGGACGCGCTCCTCGACCGCGTCACGGCCGCCTCCGAGCGGCGGGCGAACGAGTTCATGGGGGCGCTGCTCGCCCCGGCCGTGCCGCTGCACCTCCGGCTGCTCCTGCATGCGCGGGCGGAGGGCCTACGCACCGTCCACGCCGCGCATCATGGCCGCCAGGGCAGCCGCGTGCTCGCGGCGGACAACCCGCCCGACGCCGTGGCCGGCGTGGTCGCCGCCGTGGCGGGCGACTTCGGGATCTCGGAGCGGTTCGTGCGGGTGCGCGTTGCGCGCTACCGCCTGGTGCAGGGAGGGCTGCTGTCGTGAGCTTCGGGTCGGTCGTGCGCGAGCGCCGCACCGCGCTCGGCATCGGGCTCAACGACTTCGCGGAGCGGCTCGGCATCTCGCCGGCCTACTGGTCGCGGATCGAGCGCGACCACGAGAAGCCGCCGCGCGACGAGCTGATCGAGCGCGCGGCCGCCATCCTCGGCGTGCGCATGGACGACCTGTTCGTCGAGGCCCAGCGCCTGCCGCCCGACATGCGCAAGGACATGGCCAAGGTCGTGCTCGCGTACCGGCGGATGCGCGCCGTGGGGAAGGTCTGATCCCGTCATGAGTAGTCTGATCGTGCGCAAGCCCCACTACGGCATCGAGGAGGTGTGCCGGCGATGGGAGATCTCCGAGGCCGACCTCGCCGGCTTCGTCATCGAGCGGGAGCTGACGCTCGCCGTCGTCGTGGCGGGGATCACCGTCGAGGTGGGCAGCATCGAGTACTTCGACCCGCGGGACTGGCACCGCATCCCGGAGGGGCGCCGCCATCTGACCGGGGCGGTGGACCTCAGGCATTGGGACGCGTGGCATGCCCTCACCGAGGGAACGCGCTCGATCCGGGGCTTCCTCGCCGAGGGCGACCGCTACGTCGACATCGCCAGCCAGGACGACGACGAGGATGCCGTCTACGTCGTGACGCGCGATCGGCTGATCGTGCGGCGCGGCGAGCTCGAGCGGTTCGAGGCCGCGCAGGCGCAGCTCCAAGCCCCGGCGAACGGCGCAGGCGCACCCGCCGAGGTGGTGGCCACGCTCGCCGCGGCGCCGCGCGGCCCGGTGCCGCAGTACGAGTGGGACGCGTTCTGGCGCGAGGTCGCCAGGATCATGCTGTTCGAGGGGCCGCCCGAGAGCCTCGCCGCGCTGGTGCGCCGGATGGAGGCGTGGTTCGCCGGCCGCCCGAAGCAGCCGGACACCAGCACCATCAAGAAGAAGCTGAGCCCGCTGTGGCGGATGGTGGTCGGGGAGGCGGAGCGCGGGCCGGTGGTGCCTCAGCCGGCGGCATGCGCCCGACCGACTGAGAAGGCGCGGCCGGCCGGCCGGTAGATGTCGGGCGGAAGGACCACCGCCCGATGCCGAGACCGATCCCTACCAATGTTCACCTGCCGCCGCACCTGTGGGAGGTCTGCGACCTGCTCGCCCGCGGCCTGCTGCGGCTGCGCAGCCGCGCTGCCGAGGAAGCCGCGCCCGAGGCCACTGGCGGCGGAGAGCGGTTGCTACACTTTCCGGCCGCCCAGCGCCGTCATGCGAACCCGTCCATTCGGAGAGACGCATGACGAGGAAGAAGAACCCCGCGCCGGCGCCGGCACCCACCGTCGCCGCCATCCCGCCGGCGGACGTGCCGCGGCGGCTGGCCGCCCTGAAGACGATCAACACCAGCGCGCTGAAGCAGCAGTGGCGCGAGCTCTTCGCTGCGGAGCCGCCGCCCTACAACCGACGCTTCCTGGAGAGCCGGCTCGCCTACCGGATCCAGGAGCTCGCCTATGGCGGGCTGAGGCCGGAGACGCTGGCGCGGCTCGAGGCGCTCGGCGAGCAGCTCGACGGCGGGAAGGTCACCGTCCGGCGCAAGCGCGGCGACGACAAGCCGATCGCTGGCACGCAGCTGATTCGCGAGTACCGGGGCATCGAGTACGTCGTGACCGTCACGCGGACCGGCTACGAGTACGAGGGCCGCCCCTACCAGTCGCTTTCCGCCATCGCCCGCGCCATCACCGGCACGCGGTGGAACGGGCGCGTGTTCTTCGGGCTGCGCCCGAGCCGGAGCGCCGCATGAAACGCGGCGCCAAGCCGACCGCGGCGATGCCGGTGACCGTGCGGAAGCTCCGCTGCGCGGTCTACACCCGGAAGTCGATCGAGGAAGGCCTCGACATGGAGTTCAACTCCCTCGACGCGCAGCGCGAGGCTTGCGAGGCCTTCATCGCTTCGCAGCGCGCCGAGGGCTGGGTCCTCGTCCGGGACCGCTACGACGACGGCGGCGTGTCCGGCGGTACTCTCGAGCGCCCCGCCCTGAAGCGGCTGGTCGCGGACATCGGGGACGGGCTGGTCGACGTGGTGGTGGTCTACAAGATTGATCGCCTCTCCCGCTCGCTGGTCGACTTCACCAAGCTGGTCGAGGTGTTCGACGCGAACAGGGTTACGTTCGTCTCGGTGACGCAGTCGTTCAACACCACCACCAGCATGGGGCGGCTGACGTTGAACATCCTGCTGAGCTTCGCGCAGTTCGAGCGCGAGGTGATCGGCGAGCGCATCCGCGACAAGGTGGCGGCGTCGCGCAAGCGCGGCATGTGGATGGGCGGCTACGTGCCGCTCGGCTACGAAGTGCGCGAGCGGAAGCTGGTGGTGAATGACGCCGAGGCCGCGCTGGTGAGGCGGATCTTTCAGGGCTTCGTCGAGACCGAGTCCTGCACGAAGCTGGTCCAGATACTGCAAACCGAGGGCGCGACTACCAAGCGCGGGCGCCCGCTGACGAAGCACGATGTCTATCGCATCCTCGGCAACCGCGTGTACCTGGGCGAAGCGGTGCACAAGGGCACGGCCTATCCCGGCGAGCACGACGCCCTCGTCACCCAGGCGCAGTGGGCCGCGGTGCACGCGATCCTGCAGGTCAACCCGCGGGTTCGGGTCAATCGGACCCGGAACACCACGGCGCCGCTCCTGCGCGGGCTGATCTTCGATAGCGACGGCCGCGCCATGTCGCCGAGCCACAGCCGCGGCAGGGGCGGGCAGATGTACCGCTACTATGTCAGCCAGGCGGTGCTGAAGGGCGGCGCGACGGAGCGGCCGGCGATCCCGCGGGTGCCGGCTGGCGAGATCGAGGCGGCGGTGGTCGCCCAGGTTCGCGCGCTGCTCCGGCAGCCCGAGGTGGTCGTGGGCACATGCCGGGCGGCGTGGGCGACAGCACCGGAGGTGACCGAGCAGGAGGTGCTCCTGGCGCTGGAGCGGATCGAACCCCTTTGGGACGAGTTCTTCCCCGCCGAGCGTGCACGCATCGTGCGGCTGCTGGTGGACCGGGTCGACGTCCGGGCCGAGGGCGCCGCGGTACGGCTGCGGCTGGACGGGCTCGGTAGCTTGGTGCGGGACCTGGCTGCCCAGCCACCCGGAGCCCGGAGGGCTGCCGCATGAGCGACGCGGCGCAGACCCTCACGGTGGTCATCCCGCTCTGGGTGAAGCCGCGCGGCGGGCGGAAGGCAATGATCACGCCCGGCGCAATAGCGGTGGAGCGCCGGCAGGACGTCACGCTCATCAAGGCGGTGGCGCGGGCGTTCCGCTGGCGGCGGATGCTGGAAGCCGGTCGCTTCGCCACGATCAACGAGTTGGCCGCGGCAGAGAAGATCAACTCGTCCTACGTCTCCCGCGTACTGCGGCTGACGCTGCTCGCGCCGGACATCATCGAGGCGGTCCTGGATGGGCGGCAGCCAGGTGAGATGAGCCTGCAGCCGCTGCTCGCACCCTTCCCAACCTGCTGGGCAGAGCAGCGTGCCGTCCTCTGCAGCTAGAGGGCCATGTAGAGCGCCGCTGGTAAGGCGCGAGCAAACACAACTTCGTTGGCCGCGAGCTCCAGGTGCCCGCTGCTACCGGGACCCCCACGAGCGCTCCGTCCCACCGCATAAGAGCAGCCTTGAAGAACGGGGCCCGTAACGGGCGCCGGCCATGTGCCACCTCCCAGTCGCAGCCAGTGGAGCCAGCCCCGCCGCGATGCCTCGCGTTGCGGGCGCCTAGCTGTAGTATCCTATGGGCTATGCGAACGATCGTGGCCCCGGCTGTAAGCTGGGAAGCGGACGGGGGGAGCGCGATGCAGGATAGGGCGGAGGGCGACCCGGCCCATGGGCTGCTGACGCTGTACCGAGCAGCACTAGGTCGGCTTGATGGCGGCAAGCGGGTGGGTGACGACACCTACATGCACCTTGCGCTCGTGGAGGCCCAGGACACCTCTGTACGACGCCTCGTTGAGGCGTCCGCTTGCGCAGCCGGGTTGTCGGTGCACGACTACAACATCGTGCGCATCTCGCGCGGCCGCCCCGAGCTGGCGCTGCTCAACTATCCGAATTTCTTCGATGATCCGTTTCCGGCGCTACATACGTCTTGGCTCGTCGACCTCGCGGACATGAGGATTTCACGACGCGACTTCCCGAATCAGGACAACCCGCTGATCCTCCACCGTAAGGAGTTGATGCTGCCGGTGGACCATCCGGCGCGGTCCGCTTTCGCCGCGCTCACGGCAGCGCTGGAGGATTACGGCGCGTTTGACCATCCACCGAACATGATTGGCCGGCGACTTTACTGGCAACGAGCGCTGGACGCGCTCGGACTTAGCGTTGACGGCCACACGGCTGTGCTCGCAGACCCCGCGGCGCATGACTCCGCCCGCCGTCTCGCTATTGGCCAGGTCGCACGGCACAGGACGGCGATCTCCCGGAGCCGGCTGTCGGCGCCCATGCAAGCGCTTCTCCGTTGGGGGTTCATCGGCGACGCGGAGACTGTGCTGGACTACGGATGCGGGCGCGGTGACGACGTGCGCACGCTGACTGCGGCAGGGATTCAGGCGGCGGGCTGGGACCCACATTTCGCCCCGGACACCCCTCTGCAGCCTGCCGACGTCGTGAACCTCGGCTTCGTCCTCAATGTAATCGAGGACCCTCACGAGCGGACCGAGGCGCTGCACCGCGCGTTCGCGCTGGCACGTCGGGTCCTCTCGGTAGCGGTCATGCAGCCGGGTGATGGACGTGACACCCGCGGGCGCGGCTTCGCAGACGGCGTTCTCACCCGCCAGGGCACCTTCCAGCGGTACTTCGGACAATCGGAGTTGCGCGAATATGTGTCCGGTGTGCTAGGCCGGGAGCCGGTGACTGTGGGCCCCGGATTGGTCTTTGTTTTCCGGGAAGATGAGGACGAGCAGTCCTTCCTCGCGCGGCGTCAGCGGAGCACGGTCCGATCCGTGGACGCGAGCGAAGCGGCGTCCGAACCGCGAGAGCGGAGGCGCACGCCGCGCCTCTCCGCCTATGAACGGCACCAGGAGCTCCTCGACGCCTTCTGGTGCGCGACACTCGAGCTAGGGCGCCTGCCGGAGCAAGATGAGTTCGGAAGGTGGGCCGAAGTCGCCAACGCATTCCGCAATGGGCGCCGCGCCTTCGCAGCGCTGCCGTTCCTTGGCAAGGAGGCGGAGCTAGCGAAGGTGGCGGCGCGGCGCGCGGATGACTTGCTCGTTTATCTCGCGCTGAATCTCTTTGAGCGCAGACGGTCCGCGGTAACCCTGCCGCCGTCTGTGCAACGTGATATCACGAGCTTCTTGGGGAGCCGGAAGACCGCGGCCGATCGCGCGAGGAGCGCGCTCTTCGAGAGCGGCTCGCCGGACCACATTGCCGCTGCCTCTGTACGGGCCGCGTCTGAAGGGCTCGGCGTGCTCGCCGCGAAGGACGGGGACTACACGTTCCATGCGTCGCTTCTGCAGCAGCAGCCCGCCGCGCTCCGCATACTTCTCGGCTGCGCCGAGCGCATCGAGCCGGTGCCGGCGGCCGTCGATTTGTTGAAGGTCCACGGCTCAGAGGCGCGTGTCAGCTATCTACGATTCGACGATTTTGAGGGGCGCCCCATTCCGACGCTCACTCGGCGCCTGGTCGTCGATCTCCGTCGGCGTCGCTGCGACGAGATAACTGTCGAACCTGCCGCGGAGCGCCGAGTGTTGCTCGGCAAGGCGCACCTGATGCTGCCCGACGCGCCTGGCCGTGACCGGCAGGAGCGCTTCGACGCTGCGCTGCGGCGGCGGGGCGTTTTCGTCCAGGAGGGGCTCGGTCCGAGCGCCCGCGTCCTTGCTCAACGACTGGCGGATGCAGGTATCACTTTCCGCGGTGCGCAGCCAGCAGGCGCGCGGGAGCTCGGGAGGTGACCCACCTCGACCTCGATGAGCCGTGTGGAGCCAACTTTGTCCTGCGCGACCTGGTCGAGGTCGGCGAGACCTGGCTACGAACGCGCGTTCCAAACGCTCCGAGGCAAGCGGCGACGGTCGAAGCGATGCAACGCCTTGCCCGGGATATCCTAGACCCAGTGATCGCTGAGTTCGGGCCTATCCAGATCACTTACGGCTTCGCGTCACACGCGCTGACCCGGCTCATCCCAGGCCGCATCGACCCCACGCGCGACCAGCACGCTGGCCACGAGCTGAGGCCCGACGGCGCCCCGATCTGCCCGCGCCTTGGGCAAGCGGTGGACTTCTGGATCAAGGGCATCAGCTCCGGACGCGTCGCTGCCTGGATAGCGCAGCGACTGCCGTTCGACCGGATCTACTTCTACGGTGTCGGCCGCCCACTGCACGTTAGCGCAGGGCCCGAAGAGAAGAGGGCGGTGATCGCGATGCTTCAAGGAGCCAGCGGACGCCGAGTCCCGAGCCTGCGGAGCGCGGATTGGCTTGCACAGCAGTCCGGCCTTTAG